CTGATTGTTTTGGTGATACCAAAAGCAGGACCTTCTATCATTATTAGATCAGGTTTAATCTTACCGACGGATAATCCAATACTAATTGCTATTTTTGTTAATCTTGGTGTATTTTCCTCTTTGGAAGAAGATGTTATGAGTCGTTGTTCTACTATTCTCCAATTATTATCTACGGCTACCAATCCAGTTGCACATAATGATAAATCTAGCCCCATCACTATACTCATGGGTTTTTCATCCTCTCTGACTTCCAAAGAATTCAACCAAAACAACTTCACCATCCAATGATTTAGCCGTTAGTTCTTTTCCGGGGAAATATTTCAATTTAATTATAGACCAAAATAATCCCCGTATAGATTTCAAAGCCTCCGTTTTCCATCTTACTTCTTCTTCTCTTCTTTTTGATTCTGTTACGGTATGACTAGTTATATCTAATTTTATCGTATTAATTTGATCTACTATTATATCTGATATGGAAAACATCAGTTTTTTCCAACCAGATAATTGCAATAAAATTATTTCTTGAGGTTGAACGGGGGTTCCTTTATATTTCCAATTTGGTAATTGTAAAAGTATGGCTGATCCGAATAGCTCTTTAGTCAAATGGGTTAAAAATAATTCCCATCGTTTTTCTTCAACGTTAGGACTTAAATTGACGACCTTATTTTCATTCATATTAATTCCTACTTTTTGGTGAACGTTCTGTTCTAAACTGAGAATCAATTTCTTCCCACATATTTATAACAGCTTCTTTGAGTTGAGATTGAAGATTATTCTCTTCTATATGTTTAATAGATTTTTCAAGACTAATGAATTCCTCCGTTACGGCCCAATATTTTTTGTTACCAGACATTTCTTTAATGTACACTAAATTTCCCCATAGATCGTCAAGCCCATAATCAAAAATTATGAATATATCGGCTTCTCTATATGGGGCGTCTATAGAACTTTTTATTACCGTTACTTTGGATTTTACTCCAATTACTTTTTCAACCTCTACTGCTCCTATTTTTACTTTTTTCTTGATTTTAGATCCTAATGTAGGTGTTACTTCTAAACGTAGAGATGCTAAAAATGGGATAGCATTTCCACCACCAGTTTTAGTTCTTTTTTGCCCAGGTAATGCATCTTGGATATCTTGTACTTGATTTGTTAGTACGACCAAACGATTTTTCTTGGATATTTCTGCTTTTGCCTTTCGGCATAATTGATGGAATTCTTTCGCTCTTGAACTACCTCTTTTATCCCCCTTTTCATCTTCTAATGAAGACATTAAAACAGCAACGCTATCTATGGCTGTCAAACTAACTCCCCCATTTTCAGATTCAGGGGTTTCCATAATTAAATTTTCTACTTCTTTAACAGTAGTAGGATTTGATAAATCTTCTTTATTAATTTTGATCCCCATATATTTTAACCAATCTGGAGTCATTCGACGTTCGGCATCTCCTATTTTGGTTATACCACCAGTATTTTGGACATAGGCTACCATCTCTCCAAGAACGGAGGTTTTTCCACTAGAAGGGGGTCCAGAAATTTCCATAAGTATACCGGAGGGAACTCCTCCCCCACGTATGCGTCTACCACTGATCGCCAAATCTAGTAACGTGGACCCCGTAGAAACCATGCGACTTTTATCTATAAGTACTTCTTCCTCTTCTTCATGTATAGCCACTAACCCTTTTGCTACATCTTGTATTTTGCGTTTAATCAATGGCATTCTGATCTCCTTTTAATAAAACTCTCCATTTGTTGTATAAATCCCTCTTTAAAAAACTAGAAAATCCATAATCCATGCATATTCCCTCAAATATATTGAAATCTAATTTATCTGGTACTAAATCTACCGAAGTGGATCTTTTATGAGGAAGTTTCACTAAGGAATAATTAAAAGTAGGATCAAAAGCATGTATATCTTGATATTTTTTTGAACTAACTCCTAATTCTGATTTTAAATATTTTATAGCAGTTTTCTCGCCAACTCCAACTACTCCTTTTATATTATCAGATGAACACCCTGCGACCGATTTAACGTAGTACCACATATTAGGGTCTATCCCTTTTTCTTCTATGAAATCATCTTTAGAGTAAATTTTCTTTTCTCTTGGATTATAAATAGATACTTTTGAATTTAATAATTGGTATAAATCTTCGTCCGACGTTACAATATAAGTATGATCAAATTCCCAAGCATGGTCATTAGCTATATGAGCAATAATATCGTCTGCTTCTAATCCAGTTTGAATAAAATTATTTTGAAATCCTAATTTAGGAAGAATCTTTGTACGAATTTCCGTAAATTGGGGTTTACCAGAACGAATTATATCTTCCATCTCGGGATCTTCAATTTGAGGGCGTTTTTTATAATCAGGGTAAACATCTCTACGATATGATTTTCTAGAATCCCAAGCAAATGTAAATCGAGGTTGTTCAAAATCCTCCGATAACTTTAAAATTTCTCTCATGAAACCAAATATAACTCCAGTGGAATGTTCCTCATAAGAGAGTCCCATCATTGATAGCATGGCTCTGTATGCTATGAAATTAGAATCAATTATTAAAAGATTGCTCAAATTTTTTCCTTAATTTTTAACTTAGGATGGTGACGATAATGACGTAACGGGTCTTTGATAGATCTTCCAGTTTTATCTGTAAGTAGAACTTTGTATTGAGATAATTCCGGCATAAGATCATCTGGATAAAAAGTTTCTTTCATTTCTTCTAAAAGTTTGACCATTTTCTTTTGCCAATTATATGGCATTGAAATTAATCCTACTCTAGGAAGAACTAAGTATGATGCATAAGTTAATCCAAACCATTCGTGCATAGGATCTTCTTTGATAACTTCTTTTTTCATTTTATAGTCCTTGGGAAGTGGGATATAAGCCTCAAGAGAGGCAGTCCCTTATCCGGCTGGTAGCTCCCACTCCCCAAGTCTGGATGACGCAGTTTGAATATGGTATAGGGCACCCCATCATCCATTATTTAACAACCCATTTTCTAACTTCTTCCATTTCAAATAATTCTTCTCGTAAACAATTTTGACATTTCCTAATATGGGTGGTTTGTTTCATAATAAGGGGAAGTAGTTTTTCTCTAATAGGAGTTTCAGTAGGAGGAAAGGAACTACCATTTACTAATTTGCGCCCATCCCCCCATTTTTGATGTAACTCAAAAACTTTCCAAGAATATTGAAGGCCGTGATTTTCACAATTATCTAATTTCTGTTTTACTATCATTTTCCCTCCTAATTAATTTGGTGGTTAGGGGTGCCATCGTCCCAAGACATTCGCTTGGTCAGCACGGTTACCATCCGTGTCCGTACCGGAAAATCTAACCAGACATACGGAACACCCCCCCAACCAATGCACCAGTTTCAGCCCCCTACACAAGGCTTAACGCTCCCTGGAGCAATCAAAAAGGGGACGGACAGTTGGGAAGAAGTGATAGGCTATCCCGAACCAATACACCCCGACCGTCTGTGACCGTCCCCATATGTATTACCCTCTTGGTCTTAAACCACGTCTGGGTCCTGCAGTGGCAGGAGCCGCAGTGGTTGCTACCGGAGCCGCTGCTGCAGGAGCCGCAGGTCTAGGAGTTGGTCTAGGAGTTGCCGGGGCTGCAGGAGTAGGACGAGTAGCAGAGGGTGCAGAAGTCTCTGCGCCAGCCGCATCAATCTTATCCTTCTCAGCCGAGCAGTCATCCCAAATGGGGCAAGTAGCGCACTCGTTATACTTTTCACAATCTGCCCCAAATACTCCCCCAACAGGACAGATCTGGGCACCAGCCGTTACTGGAGTAGCGGCGGGGCGTTGACGGGGGGTGGGGGTTGGATTAACAGCCGGGGCAGGTATCGGAGGTTCCGCAGCAGGAGCAGGAGTTGCTCTGGTACGAAGTCGGGATTCTGCGGGAGCCGCTGTCGGTTGGGGTGCTGGGGATTCCTCTGTTGGGGGAGCTACATCCCCTCCCCCTCCTTGAAAAGCCAGATTAATTTCATCATAAGAAGAATAGTTGACGCAATCGTCCAAAATGAAAGCCGCATCCAAAACTTCATCAGGAATTTGGTAATTTCTGTCCACAAACTTATGGGCTAGAAATTCCGAATTCCTCTTGGTTCCCTTACGAGTAAAGGAGATGGATTTCCCTGTATCTGGGTCTGAGAATGCCACGTACATATCAGTGGATTTTCCAGCCCCCCGAACGGGGGTCTTAGCCAAAGGTGCAATATGCTTCTCCATAAACCAGTGGGCGGCATCGAAGATCTGAACCCCCTTGTTCTCTTCCTTATCATTATCGTAGCACAGGATATTGTAGATACTCCGACGTTTGGGGGTGAGTTCCTTTACCAGATCCTCATCATAATCCTCCTGCCGGCGAACCTCTTCACGATATTCGCAAATGGGGCAGGACTTATTATAATTGCGAGCGGGGCAAACATAAGCATCTTGATTTACCCCTACCTGATAATGAACCCAAAGAATCAATACATAATTGGGTTCCCCAGGCTTGGTATTAGGATCATGGTCTCCAGCAAGGAAGGGAATAATATCGATAAGATGTTCCCCCTCCCCACATTTCCAAAGTTTGCTAACGTATTCATCTTTGAAAATGTTTTTAAACTGCCCAGAGTCATCCCGCTTTTCGTATGACTCTTGGGTTTTCTTTGCCAGAGATTCTTTCATCGCCGCACGTCTGTCAAGCGTGGCCATTTCTTTTTCCTCCTTCTTTTATTTTATTAAATTAGTAACTGCTGCCTTTAGGTGGCAGAGGAAACTCCCTCCTTTCGATTAACTTGACTTATATACTCGCCGAACTTATAATAATTTACATGGCAAGATATGTTCGAAATGTTAAGGCAATTTTTAATCTTAAATTGCATTTGATATGGTGCACCAAATACCGCCGCCCTGTGCTTGTAGAGGATATTGAAAAGAGGCTTAGGATATTGCTTTATACCAAGACAAAAGAATTGGAAATGGTAATTTACTCTTTGGATATAAATCCAGATTATGTCCATATATTTATAGAATTTGACCCTCGTCAAGGGATTGCTGAAATTGTAAATCGACTGAAGGGTTTCACTAGTCGAATATTGCGTCGGGAGTTTTCTTCGTTGCGTTCTCGATTGCCTACTCTTTGGAGTCGTAGTTATTATGCTGGAACTGTAGGGCAAGTTTTGGGAGTAACAATACGAATGTATATAGACTCGCAAAAGGGAAAGTAGATGTTCAAAGCTTTCAAATATCGACTTGAACCAAATGTGAATCAAACTAGGGAACTTGAAACATCCCTTGAAACCCACAGAAGACTTTACAATGCCTGTTTGAGGTGGCGAAAGGAATCTTATGAAACAAATAAACATGGCGTTAATTATGTGGAACAATCGGCCCAATTTACCCTTGATCGAAAGATAAACCCATACTATGCTAGAATCAATTTTTCCTCTGCTCAAGCAACAATGCGCAATTTGGATAAGGCTTTCAAAGCGTTCTTTCGCCGTGTTAAATCTGGCGGAAAGCCGGGCTACCCGAGATTCAAAGCAAGAAATCAATTTCATTCGATAACGTTTCCATCTGGTGGCGGAGATGGTGCCCGGATAATAGGTAATAAACTGAGGCTTCAACATATTGGACTGGTACGAATCAATTTGCATCGCCTCATTGAAGGTACAGTTAAAACTATTAATATTAAAAGAGAATTGGATAAATGGTATGTGACGGCGGTTTGCAAATTCCCCCTGGTGCCTCAAATAATTACATGTAAGCCTATTATTGGTATTGACGTTGGGTTGGAAAGTTTCTTGACTACTAGTGATGGAGAGCATATCTATCCTCTTCAACCGATGAAGCCAAATCTTGGCAAACTTCGAATCTCCCAACGCAGTTTGAGTAGAAAGAAAAAAGGATCGAATAGTAGAGAAAAACAACGAAGGATTGTTTCCAAATTGTACTTGAAAATATCGAATGTACGAAAGGATGCTCATCATAAAATTGCGGTGAATTTGATCAATCGCTACGGAGCTTTTGTGGTGGAGAGCTTGAACGTCCAAGGGATGGTCAAGAACCACCGATTGGCACGAGCGGTGTTGGATGCTGGCTGGGCTAGCTTCCTTATGATATTGAAGAACAAGGCTGAAAGCGCCGGTCTTCGATACGAAGAGGTGAGTGCGCGTTATACTTCGCAGATATGTCCTGAGTGCGGCAAGGTTAAAAAGAAAACCTTGAGTGAGCGGAGGCATGATTGTGATTGTGGGTATAGTGCGCACAGAGATCATGCGGCGGCGCGAGTAATTCTCGCCCGTGGTATACAGGCTGGGACGCAGCCTGAAGGACTTAATGTTAGTGTTAGCTAACATGTTCTTAGAAGCCGCCTCATTTATGTGGCGGAGCGTCACTTTTGCCCTCCGGTCCCTTTTGGGGGTTATCCTTGAACACGTCAAGGAGTTTTTTGGTGTGACTAATTTTAGTGTCCCACCAACTGTTCATACACGCTGTGGCTATTACCCTAACCACCATATATATAGCCATTAGTGATAAGGGTATTCCAACTACAGCTATTAATATTTGTTCCCACAGTTTTAAATCATTCATTCGGTCCTCTTTCTGGCCTTGAGGAGAGATCGTTGGTGGGCGGTGGCGTCATCTGCTAATTTTCCTACCTCTGTGGTATCCAACCGAACTTGAGAAAAGTAACCAGAGATGTACAGAGCCACCAATCTCTCCAACATGGACCGGCGTTGATCTAGTGCTTCTTTTGCGGCGGAATAAATATTCACCGCATATTGTGCATCTGATATTTCTTTCTCGGCTTTATTCACCTCCTCGTTGGATTCTAAAGCTGCATTTATGGAACCCTCCGTTACTTTATCTATTTTATACTCCGCAGGGCGAGCACGTACATCCATATTTATATTAGATTTAATTACCATTGCCCTCCTTTTTGCTTCGTCTCTGACTCGGATGGCTTCTGAGTATTCTATTGACCACTTTAGGAAACGTCTTGGCTGGTCGAGGCATGCAATATCGAGGTTGTCTTTATCAATTTCTAAGTCTTTTTCAATTTCTGAAATTTCTAATTCGTCGCTCATTTCTTATTTCCCCCCTAACATTTTATCGAACACATTTTTATAAATTTCTTTAATTCCCTCCGCTGCTAGAGTATTTTGTAGTAAAGAAGCAGCGGATTGGAGCACCGCTATCTTTTCTGCTATATCAAAACCATTTAGCTCTTTGATGCCTGTAAGCACTTTCGCAACTCCTTCATTTATTTTATTAACGTCCATATTTTCCCCTTATATTAGAGTAGACATGTAACAACTTGCAATTAATCCGGCTTTTCCAGAATCATAAAAATTGTTTGAGAATTCAGCCATCAATCTAACTACTCTCTCTCCATTCTTATGGTCCCCATTTAAAAGTACGGAGGCAAGATACCCAAGAACCGCTCTGCGAACTGATTCAGCTTCCTGATCCACTCCCTTCAACATTATGGATAATTCTTTCCAACGATTTTCGCCCTTCTCTTTAGCCATAATTTTGCGGCACAAGTCAATAATGACAGTCTCACTAGGTAAATTTTCATTGATAGCTTCAAGTTGTTTCTCTTCCTCTTGGATATCAATGATTTGATCCAAAATGACCAATGCTTTTCTAGCACACCCTTCTGCGGAGAATAGAATGTCACTTTTCACCTTTTCCGATAATTGAACGTTCTCTGAGGTTAAAATCCAATTTATCAAGGAAATCATATCGTGTTTTCGTAGAGTTGAAACGTTATATGTGGTGGATCTAGTTTTAATTGTTTTCAACAATTTCTCTGGTTCTGTAGTACAAAGAATGAAATAGACTCCCTTTGGGGGTTCTTCTAGAATTTCTAACATTGCATTCTGAAAATCGGCGGTAGATTTGTGACATTCGTTCAGAATGATTACTCTTATGTCCCCATACAATGGCTCAAACTGGCAACTAGCTATAATTTCTCTAGCAGTATCAATCCCCCGCATATCAGATATATTATATTGAGCTAAATCCATTTCAGAACATTTCAACATGTTAGCGATTATTCTTGCGAGGGTTGTTTTTCCGCATCCACTTGGACCAGATAGTAAAATGGTATGTGGTTTATCTTCTCTTGATAAAATTGATTTTAGGCTTTCCTTAATATTTTCATTTCCAAAAAACTCCTCTAGATTTTTTGGGCGATACGACAATTGCAAAGGCATAGGTTCTCTCCTTACCTTATACTACAGGATTTCCTACATTTTCAACTTTTAACTCCCTCATACTAAAAAATCCCAGGATTGGTTAATTTTTCCTATTTTTATATCAGATATTAATGGGACAATGATCCAAGGATTGTTCGCTAAAACATCTTTAGTCATCACTTTTTTAGTGGTTTCTATTACATGATCTATTTCGTTTGGGTTAGTATCTATAATTATAGAATCATGGATTTGTCCTATTAATTTAGATTTCCATTTTTCTTCTTTTGATATTTCATTTATTTTAATTATTGATTCTAAAAGTACGTGGAATGCTGTGCCTTGAATTACGGAATTTATAATTTCATTTTTGGTTAAAAATCCCCTTCGTCGGAAGCCATGCATCATTTCAACATATCCGTTTTGTTGGTATGATTTTATTAGTCCATCTTGAAATTTTTTAATCCCACGATATTTTAGCCAAAATTCTCGCTCTGCTTTTTGAACTCTCATTATAGGTAGATCATGGTATCCTCTGCTAATTAAATCTGCATGAATATTTTTATAATAACTGCCGTAAAAGAGGGCAAAAACCATGGCGTTCTTGGCATCGAATCTCATTATTTTTGCATCGAATCCCTTTAGTTGTAAAAAATCTGCCCACTCTTGATGAATATCCGCTCCATCTATACGTTCTTTCATTAATACAGGGTCTTTGGAATAGCAAGCTAAAATGCCGACTTCATGCCCCCCATAATCAGCCTCAGCTAATAGGTTTCCTGGAGAGGGAATTATTCCATTTCTTACCATAGTCATAGATTCTTTATCTCTTTTGGGAATGTTTTGCATATTGGGGGAGTCCATAGAACTTCTGCCTGTTCTTACTAAATGTAAATTAGAATTAGGATGTAATTTTTTATTGACTTGTAAACCTAAAATTCCATCAATATAAGTAGTCTTCAATTTATCCAATTTTCTTTTTTTAACCAAATCTTTTGCGAAGGGTATATCCAAACTTTCCACAACGTCTTTATCTACGGAGTCCCCACCACCCTCCGTTTTTTTGATGGATTTTACTCCTAAGAATTCAAACAAAAGTTTTTTCATATCATCAGAAGAAGTTAATTTTATTTCTCTTCCTGTTTTAGATTTAAATAATTTTGCTTCTGGAGAGCGAAGTAATTGTTTTTCTAGGAAATCTAGTCTTTTTTCTAATTTTATTTGGGTATCTTGATAATATTCTACGTTTACTGAGATCCCTTCCATTTCCATATCAGAAAAAGCAAGAACTCCTTTATGAAATAAATCGTAGGCTTTAGAAGCGGCGAGGGATTCCTTATTCCCCTTATCCATGAAATCCCATTGCCGTTCCGCCAATCTCATCGTGAAATAAGCATCTAATCCGTTATATTTCAATAGCTCATTTAATGGGCACTTCTGCATAGTATTAAATTTAGTTCCCGGAAGGGCCTTTTTGAATTTAGAAATATCCCCTCCGTATTCATACCCCCAATTTATAAACGTTTGAAAATCTAGCCCTGTAAATCCTGCTCGTTCATCTACGATATGAGAACAAACCATTGTATCCCAATACCATCCTTTTGGCTCTTCTCCAATTATGATTTTACTCCACGGATGCTCCATCTGAATATTCTGGGCTACTTTTAATATTTCTGGGTCGGAGAGTACCCCTCGCCATGCCTTATTCAACGCTTCTAACTGTCCTGATTGCCACGCTCCGGGGTAGGAGTAGGGCCAGGCATAGGCTATGTCCTCCCCGTAGATAGCGACAGCCGTAGACACAATAGAGTGGCCGGGATAGTAGGGACGGAGGCCAGTAGTTTCATAATCAAATGCTATCGTTGGTTTTTGTTCTTTAATCGTTTTGAGAATATCTAAAATTTCATCTGTATTGGTTAGACATTTTATCTTTTGGGAATAATCAATTTCTTCTATTTCTGGTAAATTTGAAGTTATTTGTTCCATTGCCCATTGGAGGTCTAATTTGAAAATGTTCTCTGCGTCAGGATTTCTGATAACGAAAGAGGGATGGTATAGTGGGATAACCCAAGCCTTCGTTTGAACATCAGGAATGCAAAGTTTTCTCCATCTCCCAATAGATAAATTTGTTGAAATAGGTTGAGTCCTATTCATGAAAAACGCCTCTACTGCTTTTGCGCCAAAAAGTAGTATATACTTCGGTTGAAATTGTTGTATCGCTGCTCGCCAGTTAGGTTCGCAAGCTTTGATTTCCCGTGTAGTCGGAGTTCGGTTGCTCCCCTTCTCGTTGGTTGGCCGGCAATTATGATGAATTACTCTATTTGCTATAAAACTATTGTCCTCTTCTACTTCTATGCAAGTTAAAGACATTCTTTTTCCTATAGGAATTTTTTCTATAGAAACTATTTCTACTTCGGTGAATTGATATTCTTGATTATGATTCTTTATTAATCTTTCTATTGGGGAAATAGGATTTTTAGAGGAAACTCGGAGTAATTCATAATTATAATTTTTAGCTAGTATGTTTTTTTTCGTTTGATCATTTTTAACTGATTTTTGTCCGTTCCTATCCGGATTATCTACTTCCACTAGCAAATTATACTTTGGCAAAAAGAAATCATAATTTAATGTTTCAATGGCAAATTGAGAAATGAATTGTATTTTTTTATCGGATAAATAATTTGCTAAAGACCCCTCTCCAAATCCTATTGTGATAGGAGATATACTAGATAATTTATTTTCAGATTCTTTAATTTTGGCCCATTTTATTCTGCCTTTTAGCTTAGCTTCCTTAGTTACTTTCCCCCCCGTCATCTTCCCCCAAACGCCCAGTTTAGCCGATCTTCTTACTTTTTCATGGGCTTTCTCCCTAAGTTTTTCTCCATATTTATCCTCTAAGTATTTACTTTCGCAGATTAAAGAACAAATATTTTCCCCATAAGAATTAGTTTTAAAAAAAATACCCCCACAAATTATACATTTTTCTCCTATGGCTATTATTCTATCTCCTTTATTTAATTGACGTGCATAAACCCAATTTTCTTTATTGTCTATTTTAGATAAAAATCTATGTGAAGAGGTAACAACAAATTCTTTCAAACTTCTATTTTTATAAGGAGAATTGATCCTCCCCACTTTAATTTTGTAAACTTCTTCAGTAATTCTTTTAAGGTGCTTGGGAAGATCTTGAATTCTAGATATTACCTTTCTAAATCTTCCTTTATGGGTTAATACTAAATCCCCCACCTTAACTTTAGATACAGGTTTATACCCATCTATAGTAAATATAGGAACTTGATGATAAACAAAACACGCTACGGCATTAGTTTTTCTGAAATCTCTATCTAGATCGTACCCCATAATCCTAAAGCATTTTCTAAGAAAATGGCCAGTTTCTCCTATAAATTGATTGTTCAGTTGATCTTCTCGCTCACCACTAGCTTCCCCCAATATGAAGGTTTTAAGTTTTCCTTCACCAGTGGGGGGAATATTTGGGGATAGGGTACGATTTTTCAGCCCACATGCGTCACAACCTACGGCCCCTCGGGGGGTTTTTGGTTGGGCTGCTTTAGCAGGAGTTGGTATATCAAAGAACCCTCGCATTTATATTTTTTCCAACCCCACTTCCACATGTCCCACTACGAATCGGGGTTTGGTATCTCCTAGACTAGTCACATCTATCATGGCTATAGTTATATTCTCAACTCTTACTTCAGTTTGGTCTATAAATAATCCTACCATTTGTGATATTATTCTTTGCATATTATTTTCCATCTTTTTTTTTCAATCCTAATTTGATTAATGTCCATATTAATGCTCCCTCCAGCACATAGGATCGAAGCCCTTTTTCTTGGCAATTTCATCAGCTATCCATTCGAATTGAGGAAACTTTTCAATAAAGAATCTTGTCATTTCCCCAGTACAAAAAGCACAATCCCCTCCGTCAGCCAACCAAAATAAATTTAATATGAATCTAGCAGTCTCTTCATCCATTAATCTTTCCCTTCCCAAGGATCTTGGGGGTGCGCCCCGTGGCATTTTACCATTATGGTAGGTGGTTTCTCCCTTTTCCCTGCAGAATATTCTGGATCTTTGAAATCCAACACTGGAATTTTACCCGCATAATAACTTTTGCAGCGAGGACAAACTGATTTTGACTCATCAGAAGGAGTAAGAATAATACTTGTCTTAATCTTTTTGTCTTTCTTTTTCATTTTTATTTGCAACTTTTTGGTTGAGGACTACCATGAGCATAATCACTCTTATCATACACTTGAATCACCGATGTGGGGGCCTTAGCAGGTAAGATATTTCCCATTGACCATTTAAGTGGATAGGCTACTACAAATTCAAGTCCATCTATACACACTGTTTTTACTATTATTCCAGGAGAAAATTGAACTTCAGAAAGAATAATAATTCCTATAAAAATTGCCCCAACTAATTTACTAAAATAATTTCTCATACAATCTCCTATTTTCCTACTGATGCAACCATAATATGACTAAATTTCTCCGAAGAGAACAACAATGATTTCTTAACTCCGCTCATACGGAATTGACGGGTGATTCCTAAAATTTTTTTGAAAAAGTCAGGTTGTACTTTAAGTTCAATTCCTTCTTCAAAATGACCTTTTTTCCAATCAACTCCGTCAACAATTTCCCCTGCTTCTTTCCCCGCCCGAATTTCTAAAACTCCCTTGGAATAGGAAAGAGAAACTTTTGATAAAGCATCCCATCCATCTCCACTAGCACCAGCCAGGATTTTAGCCCTTTCCAACGGAGCCTCCAATCCCTTGGGAAACTCAAGAGGATCAGCAGTCATATCAAATTTCATAACTTCGAACAGTCCCACAATCTTCTTGGAAGGGTAATCCCCTGCTAGTACCCTTGAACTATAGATAGCTCCCCTTTCGTTAGAGAAATGAGCCCATGCCTTTGATAAAGCAATAATTTCAAAGTTCTCTTCTAATTTCATAAGCCCTTCCACCGTTTTGGTTGGGAGGGTAAATGCGCTAGTGACTGCTTCCAACATGGTATAGATGGACACCCGGTAATTGTCTGTAGAAACTGCTTTATTTTCGAAGAAATGAACCCCTGCCAAAGGTCCCAAAGCTGGCCCCGTCCCTGCGCTGAATGAACAAAGTTCCATTCCCACTTGGAAGTCTTTGGGGAGATAGAACCATTCCAATCCATCTGTTTGAACAGCCCAAGCCCTCTCTAGAGAACTGGTAATCTGTTCTTTTTGAAGAGGGTTCATTTTGAGAGTAGTCTTCCCCCCCTTAACTTGAAATTTACCGTCGTCATTCATCTTGATATCAATTTCTTCGGCTTCCATTTTGGATAAAACCTTGTACAATTCTTCTGCTCTAACAGCTGTTCTGATTCCCGTTTCAAGGGGGAAGGAGCAACTGATATCCTCCTTGTACGACCGGACCCAGTTTTCATCGAATAGAATAAAATCTGATCCGATGGCACTGGATTTGTCAATCCCCATCATTACAGATTTGATAGCATTTAACAGATCAACTTTTTTCATTTTTCCCTCCCCATAAAAGTTTTATTCCAGGCATCTTTTAACTTTTTAACATTTAATATCATAGGAGTAGCAAATGGTGTTTTTGTTCCTTCTAAATATATAGGTGGTTGAGTTACCCCTGAATAAACTCGGATCCAAATTTTTCCGAAAAATAAAATAGATAATCTTTCTTTCCAATCTGCTTTCCAACAAGATATACAAATTTGTCCGTCATTCCAAATGGGAAGTGGGGAACATTCTTTATCTGTCATTTCTGCTGGTTTTTGTAAATCTTTTGTTTTCTCAGAAAAATCTATAGGTTTCATATTTCCTCCATTTTGATATAAGAAAAAATTTCCCTTTTTTCCAAAGGGCAAAGTTTGTCCTTAAATGCCTCAAGATTTTTGTTATCTAGAGATCCCCCATCATTAACCAATTTATTTTGGTTCAATATGATAGGATCTGTATAGAAAATATATCTCAAATATTCGTTTAAAAATTTGATATTTCGGGAGAAATTGAACCGGAAATAAATTTGGGAGTACCCCAAATCCCATATATTTACCCCCAAAATATAATTATTTTTATCTACCAAAATTTTTCTATTATTACCATGAAAAAGGTAATTTAGCATAACTTCATCATCATGTATTTCTTGATCTTCCCCCTTGGTACCAACCCATTCCAGAAATAACTTTTTCAAATCCTCCTCATGATCAGAGGTTGCTTCAATATATCGTAGGGGGGCATTCCCATATCGGCCAGGGAATTTGCGAATATTTTTCCTAAAGATAGACCAACGACCCCCTTCCATTTTCAAAAAGTTTTTGGGATCATAGATATACTCAAAGGATAAAAATTCCTTCTTATAATCTGAGGACATTTCCCAATTATGAAAACAAGCCCAAATTTTGTTCATGGGAATAATCCAATCTGAAGGAGGGCTTTTAACTAACTCCCCCGTTAGTGAATTTATTGGCGGCCCTATGAACCACTCGTGTTGTTTCCAATATACATAATCTCCACAAGTTTGCTCTTCAATTCCAGATCGTTCAAAATATTCTTGACTGCATGGAAAAGTTGGAGTAATTTTATATTTCTCAAGCAATTTTAAGTAATTACTTTTCACCGACTTTTCCTTTCAACAGCCTCAACGATATTCTCCACCGCTTCTTTTTGCCTATCCGTTACATGACTATTTTCTTCTACAGTATTTGCAATCCCCGACAGCGTTTCTTCGGCCCAATCGTAATCTGGGTCTGATAAATAATCATTTATTTCTTCTATGAAATTTTCCCAACTACATTCTTGACACATTTATGGTTATCCTCCTCTGCTCGTATAATTCCTATATCAACCCCTTCTTCAAGGATGAATATTTTTACTTTTCCTTTCATTCCTATAGGCAAATTATCTTCTGCTAGTTTTCTAATTTTTTCAGAATTTTCTGGTTTAATTTTGTAAGGAATCTTGATAATCATTAGATCGTTTTCTCTAACTTCTAGCGTTTGAACACTTTTAACAAACTCAATTTCGTTCATATTTTTTCCTCTACAGTTTTAAACGAGGCGGACCATCCACATCCAGACCAATGTTTGCAGGGACCATTTACTTTGCAATAGGGGCATGGGCCATCTAACTTTCCCCATAGTCGATTTATCTCTTTAAGTATTGACTTCAATTCCTCTGGTTCGCATATCCCACATAGGGCAAAGGGAGGTACTTCGTGGGTACAATTAGAAAGTCTCATTTTTTCCCACCGTCTTCAGCGCGGCGCGGCAGATGGCGAGAGGGGCGGACGGTTCATCCCATCCCTGCTTACCATCAACGACAGTACATGACTTTTTGTCGATCCCGGTTCCCCTCTCTTCGCCTATCGCGTCTCTCATAACACAAATCCACGACGCTCCGTCATACCATTCATTACCAATAACGCTTACTTTCCATTGGTTTTGTCTGAAATGCTCCATGACCTGCCACGCAGCGGAAATGGAGGTGGAATACATCGGAGGCCCAGCTTTCTTTGGGAAACACTTGCCCATTTCATGCTCACACTTCATGTCATTCATCATCTCGCCTATATGAAAGCGACTCCATCCGTCGCATGGCACAGACCCCATGATCTTCTCCGCCACCAGCGCGTCCATCTCGCGTCCTGTGAGCATATCGTCGGGATTCATTTATTTCCCCCTCCCTCGGCTTCGCGTTTCTTTCTTTCCTCATCCCCAGGAAAATCCTTCGTCCAATCAAGTCCCCCCTTATCCAATAATCCCTTTGGAGAAACCCCCGACTTAGATGATTTTCCTCCTTTTGAGGATTGGCTCAGCAACCGTTCGACTAACTTTTTGGATATACTCCCCGTTTTCCGACTTTTTCCGCCCATGCATAACCTCCCCTAAATCAGCTATTGTCCCGCAGTCGTCATAAATGCACCCCGCAATAACCCCTGATATATTATTATGCAATCCCTCAATTATAAAGTATTGCAGTTCTTCTGGAAAATAAATGTCTACCTTCTCATTGAAATTAAATAGTGCCAAGAAATCACCAGTCCTCATTCCCATGGGGGAAAGAGAATCTGGAAGAACATCTTCTGGTTCTGTTAGGCCGAGGCCCTCCATTTCCATTTTTCTTTCGAGTTGGATTAGAGATCCGACATAGATATCTCGTTGGAGTATTTTTAGTTCCCCCCCTTTAGTTACAAATTCAATATGCGATAAATTCTCGTCCAAGAGATCCAACGAAGATTTGCTAAAGGAAATTTTCCATTTCATTTTATCAGGACTATAAAATTTATAAAACAATTCTTCAACTTCTTGAAAAGTTTGATTGGGGATTCGGCATCTCTTGCTACGTATGAATTCCTCCCCTTTTTGAAGGAAAGTTATATTACTTCCGTCCGCAGTAAAATTTGGGGAATCATAATCGCTCAAGAAAAATCTAATGGGGTCTTTGAATTCATTAACCGATGTTTCAAACCGAAGTAGTATAGTCTTATCGGAGTTCATAATATAAATGATATTTTCCCAACAGAATACAGCGTTTTTTTGAGTACCCCCCTGTTCCAAAGCAACTCCGTAAGTGAATACCCTTTCAACCTCTAATTCATTTCGAAGTCCCAATTCAATTCCCCCTTGGAAATAGAGTCATAGGAACTGTAGATCCCTTGGATATCTCAAATGTTTTTCTATCTGCAATTTCCTTCCCCTTGGTAAATACGGTTATCCATACAGTAAAGAATAGTATACAAACTTGAATGGCCAATTGCAATAATAATATAATTGTTAATACAAAAGATTTCCCCAATTTAACCCCCCGTTGGACTAAATCTTTTCCTTCTTTTTTAAGATTCATTTGTAACATCCTGTAGATTGAATAATCCTTGTGTGTCCGATTGGAAATGACCTCTCTATTTTTAGTTCATTTTTCAATTTTTTTCTCCCTCATTTTTCTATGATATTCTATTTTAGCTTCTGACATTTTTTGTCTAGTTTCTTTGCTCATAGGATGTTCTTGATAATATTTTATTTTGAATTCCGATAATTTGGTCTTTCTTTCTTTGCTCCAAGGTTCGTGCATCATTCTATTTATTTTATTAACTATTACATATATCCCAGAAGCCATTATTTTTATTCCTTTATTTCCAATAGATTAAAAAACCCCTCTGCTCCCGATTGAAAATGGCCTTTCATATATTTATTCCCTTGTAAAAACCACTCTAACCCCCTTCTTTTTACGGAGTTGGAGAAAGTATAAAAGCATTCATCTGATTTTTTATGTTTATTTAATAGTCCAATGAAACAAAATTTATTTATGCAATGATTTGCAGTCGTCCTGTCAAACTTAAATTCAATTGCTGATTGATCTGGCCCAAATTCTCTTCTAATGAAATCTACAATATCTGGAACTTTTATTTTAGTTAATTTATTTTCAGAATATATTTTGATAAAATATCGCCACATATACCAACTGAGGCGATCATTAGGATTCACCCCATGATTTTCCACGTAGTCTAAATCAACTCTCCCCTCCCCATCCATAACTGTTTTTTTGTTGGCCTCTATACAACTTTTAGAATATGCAGTAGAGTCAGGATATTTGGGTTTCTTTGTTCTTTTCTTTTTTTCCGCAGTTACTTCAAAAGCTAAACGAGAAAATTTAATTGAAACTTCTACTAATCCCATATTGGATTTGGCATGGATGGTAAATTCCTTAACATCATCAAGCATTTCGTTGGTTTCTGCATTAACCACTTTAACATCTTTGACCAATCCTGTAGGACTAACAATTTTCAGTTTCATTTGGAACCTTTCTTTTTCTTGGTAGGAATAATTAGAGGAGGTTTATATTCATCTATTAAAGATTGCAAAACTTCTTGTGGGCAACCGCCATTATATTTACAATTGCAAGTAGATGCCCTTAAATAATCTTTAGCAGCCTTGATCAATTTTTTTGTATAATCCATTTATTCGCCTTCCGTTAATTCGGCATCTATGGCTGTTTTTTCCACCCACTTATATTTACAAGAACAACTACGATGGAGATGCCCTTTTTCTCCGTAGGGGCATTTTAAATTTTCATTTGGTATATAATACGGATATTTTGTTTCTAAATCCCAACGTATTCCTAAGCAAAAATAGGTATATATAGGGCTAGAATGACATATAGGGCATTTAGAGTTTTCACAAAAAGGTTGAATAGTTTGCGAAGGAAGGGGGTTAGGCCATTCTATGGGATTAGTTAGAATACTCCCACATCTTTTACAATGGGTTCCCCCTATTAATATCCCCCTTTTAGGATTGGTAGCAACAGGCTTATGAATTCCCCAAAAACAACGTAAATTCATATCCTCGCCTCTGTAAATACTTTATTCCATAATATCGTTATAGGTATTTTCAATTTCCGTACTCCATATTGTTCTGGAAATCGGATAGCAAATTCCAACTCCCCCGATTCTTTGACTAATACAAATAAAATCATATCGGCCTCTGTTCCCTTATCAAAGTGGAATCTCCCTCTTCTTCTCTTCCATTTTCCCTTAACACTTTCTGAATGTATCCATTCTTGGCACGATTTTATTTCTATCTTTGCATCTCCCACCGTAACGTCGTATCCAGCTTTATAATCTGGTTTAATCGGAGGATCTTTGAAAAAGTCCCCCAAATATTTGAGTACTCTTTCGTCAGATTCGCTCCAGTGTCTTGAAAAGAATCCTTTATTTTTCACCGGACCAAATTTTCTAACATTTCTAAGCGGAAGTCAGAACTTTCAATATATCTCCAAACTATATTTCCTTCTCGATCTCTTCCATAAGGTTCAATTCCCTGGGCCCAATCCACCTGATATGCTTGATGTCCCCCAAGATTCCACGAATTCTTTACTTCTTGCATTAAGGTTTCTGATAACCACCCCCCACGTTCCTCTACGAAAGCGTTATATTTCCCCCACGTTACTGGGTGGGGTCCGTTATCCCGAACAAACCTAGCAGCAATCATGTTGTTCCCGTAGGAGAACCCTCCACCCAGGGGTAAGTAAACATCTGATACGGAGCAGCAGATTTCATCATTATTGATCGGGGAATTCCCGAAATCGAAGGTGGAAGTTGAAAATCCCTCGGATTTCATCATTTTCATAAATTCTCCTAAAATCAAAGAACCCAACCACTGACTATCTGACATTAGCAAAAACATTCTACGAAAATCTATTCCTTCCATTTCCATTTGGCGTTCAACTCCAGGGGCAGAAGCGGAGTAGCTATATGTATCAAAAGTGATATGTTTAATCCCTGCTTCCCTGACTCCCTGTATCCATTTTTGAACATAATAAGGATCATCGTTCACAAAGACCATGAATGGCTCGATCCTTGCGACAACCCTAACCCCTGCATCCGTAAGGGCTTTTACAGCAAGCATGCGTTTCTCAAAAGACGGGGCGCCAGGTTCCAACTTTTTATTTAGAATACCATCTGAAGATATCGCCGTCATATGAACAGCAGCACCACCTTTATTATCTGCTAGTGCCCTAACGTAATCTTCTCTTCCGATTAACGCAGACTTAGTGTTCACCATTATGGGATATGCAATATCAGATAAATATTGCATAAAATTCAAACTGATTCCTTTTTGAGCTTCGATAGGAAGAAAATCTTCAAATCGAATTCCTAGACGGATGGGAATTTGTAGACTGATTGCTTTATTTAATTCTGGGCCATCTATTTTCTTTCCCCTATATGGCATTAATTTATCCATCTCTGCTCGAAAGTATTCTGGACGGCAGTGGCGTATTCCAATTTCCTTGGGGTTATCAAAGAATGAAGTATAAAGAGAACTGCGAAAAGAGTCCGCAAAACAATTATGTACAAGAATTCCCTCTGCAAAATAATTATTATTAGGTTGACACTCAAAATTATAGACTATTTTTTTACCACTAGTTTTTGCTCTAGATATAGATTCAATTCTACTCCATTCCCATTTAGAAACACTATTAGATTTAGAATAATATGGGGATATCATCATATCATGCATATTTAATTTATTTGCTTCTATCCAACCCCTAGTAGTAAATATTGTATGCTCTGGGGTTAACTTTAGAATATTATTTTTAGTTTTGATAACTATTAAGTCTTCGGTAGCTCTGCTCATTATTTTTTGAACGATTGATTTTTCTTCTATCAATAAACTATTATAAGTATTTAGAGAAACAACCTCATCTCCCTCTTTAATTTTTTCTATATTCTTTTTTATACCATTCCACATTTGTATTTTGGTTTTAGGAGGTAAACAATATTTGCATGCGTAGCTGCAATTATGAACTAATTGGGAAGATGCAAAGAAATTGCTATTTCTATCTACAGTTAAATCAAATACAGCAGTAGGTTTACTAATTTTCCGTAGACTTTTTATTTTCTTAAATCTAGTTTGCATTTATTAAAATCTCCCTGATTTTTCCAATGTAAATAGTTTTAGGGGAAGAAACTGTTTTAAGTTCGTCAATGGCTTTTAAAATAGTTTTATCCACATCTTTAGCAAAAATAGAATTAGTGTCTATTCTTATGACTGATATTTGAAATAATTTATCTACATAATCATCTCTTTTACGATCTCTTTTTATCCCCTCTTCTGAATAATGGTCACTATAACCATCGTATTCTATAATTATTTTAAAATCCGGCAAATAAGCATCGGCAAGAATATAAGAAAAATCTAATTGTCCCAATTGAAAGAAGCACTCCGGTTCGTATTTAAATCCCATAGAATCTAAATATTCATAAAGTTTCCTTTGCCCTTCGGATATCCCCCCGTTTTTCTTTATGGTTTCTTTTGCTTTAGCCCAAACTAGTCTAGCAGTTTCTGGATCCTTCATGGGATTGTTATTAGATAACATTCTATTCTTAGCATCCAAACGTTCTCTTCCTTTATTAGGATGTACATAACCATCTAAAGCACAAGTTCTTTTATAAGACTCGATCATTCTATTTCTTATCTCCAGAACCTTCATGGGGTTATCTTCCTTCATTCTAGCAGAAGCTATATCCTTGGCTTCCTCAGACATTTTGCTAGGTTTTCCTAATAAATCAGGCCTTAATCTACCTTTATTTGGGTGAACAAAATTAGGATCATTTAATGTTTTCATTAGAGATTCATGACTTTTATTTTTAATCTCTTCATCTTTCATAGGATTATTTTCTTTCATTCTAACAGAGGCATTTTCTTTCATTTTCTTTGTCCAAATTGCCCCCGGTTTTCCCGTCCGGGATTTTGATATCCTTTCCCTAGTCTGTTCTGAACAAATTCTTCTTCTATTAGCATCTCCTATTTTTTTCTTAACTTCTTCTCTGCAGGCAGGATTAGTATCTCCGAACATACTATCATATTTTCCTTGCTTCCATTGTTCTTTCTTTATTTCAGATTGAATTTGTCGGGATTCTTCTGATATTCCATTTCTGATAGCTTCTTTTTCTTTTTCTGTCCTTGGAATACCTTTATTCCAAGCTGCTTGCACCCCTGTTTTCCCTTTATTCCAAGGAATGCAGCCTTTGGCTGGTCCTCGTTTACCCATTAATATATCTCCAAAAGTAAGTCGTCTTCATTAAGTTGCCCGGCTTCTACCCACCCTCGTTTGGTAAAAATTTGGTGATCTTCCGTAACAACTAGAAGTCCTTTTTCAGTTTCTATTTCTACTAAATTAGTTTTTTCTGAAGAAGATGATAACAAAACTTGGGTAAACTCTACTTTTTTGGTCGATTCGTTATATGAGGCTATCTCATCCCCCACCTTTATATCTTCAATTTTTTTGAATCCTGTTTTAGTAGTAATCAATTGACCTTTTGCTATGCAGTATAGTGCATCATAAACATCTGCATTAAGGGGCATGGGGCAATGATTTTTTCTTAGGCTCACTTCAAGGAAAGAAGTAATTTCATCTTTATTGAGCAATCTTTGTTTTATTTCAAATTTTTCACTATCGAATGAAAATTCCTTGTATCCAATTTTTCTACCCTTTTCTTTAACTAGTCCTTTATGTTTTTCTAGAAAGTCCAGCATTCCTCTTCTTGGGATGATGTTCTTCACCAGTTCACGCAACTCCCAATATCCGTTAAATAATTTCATTTATTTTAATATCTCCTATTTCTTCTTCCAATTCATTTTCATCAAATTCGTCAATATCAATTTCTATTTTATACCAATATCTGAAAAATGCTTTTTTCAATTTTCTTTTAAATGCTAACGCCTCTAACTTAGTATCGAATAACCATTCCATATCCCTATACATAATTCCTTCGTCATCATATGTCCCCGCTGCCCACCAATGTTTACTATCTTCGGCCATAGCCAAATCGCTTACAAATTTCCATTCTTCCATATTAGAAACTTCAATATTTAAAGTCAATTCGTATTTGGTCAATGATTCGCTCTTTTCTTAGCTGCTATTCTCATCTTTATTTTAGTTTCTTCAGATTTTGGTTTTCCTTTACCGGATAAACTCATTTTTTTCTTAGTCTCCTCAGAAAGAGGTTTTCCTTTTAAAGCTAAACTTATTTTTTCTTTATGTTCTTTAGAAAGATGTTTTCCTTTATTAGCTAAACTTAATTTTCTTTTTAACTCCTCCGAAAGAATATGTTTTCCTTTATTGGCCAAACCTATTTTTGCTTTAGTTTCTTCAGAAGGATGTTTTCCTATATGTATTAAACTCATTCTTTTTCTAGTTTCTTCTGTATGGTGTTTCCCAAATAAAGGGTGATTTTCTCCTTTATTAGCTAAACTTATTTTCCCCCTCGTTTCTTCTGAATTTATTTTTCCATTATGAGCTAAACTTATTTTTTTCTTAGTTTTTTCTGTATGCTTATACCCCAAAGTAGAACTAGCATATCTACAAATATCATATCCATATATTCGATCATATGATTTATAAAAGTCTTTCCAATATTGTTCCCTAGTAGTTAATTGATCTAAATATTTAATTATTTCTATTACCATAAATACAAAAGATTCTTCCCCATATTTATAATAAGCTGCTTGTATATGTTTAGTATGTTTTCCCTTACGAAGTTCCGTCAAATGTTGATTCCATCTGTTATACACGTCTTTAGAAGATCCTATATATTTCTTTCCGTTGATTCTATTAAGAATCATATATACCCCAGATATTCTTTTCATTTAAAGCCCTATCATCGTATTTTATTTCTCAAACCCATCCATATATTCTCGTTTGGTCAATTATCTCTCCTTCCTTGTCCGGGGGGAGAATTAGTTGGTCTTGGAGTAGTAGGAGGGGAATTCCATCCCCCTTTGCACATATTGTTAAGGGGAGTAGGGGGTGGCGGAGGGGTTGGAACGTTAGGCATTTTAGTAGGCATTCTAGGTTGGTAACTTCTTCGTTTGTATTTTCTTTCCCCAGCCCCCCATAAATAGCACACTAATCCCCAAGCTAGAAAAAGGATGAGGTCTTCCCAAGTATACATCGTAACGTGCACTATATATCGCCCTCCCTATATATACTACAGGATTTCTTGTCGTTTCACCCTAAAATTTATAATATTTATTGTATATCTTCATATATTGGCACGGTCACGCATCTCCTCGCCCTTTTTCCATCCCAAGTTTTTGGTAAAAAACAAGCTCCCATATCCTCTTTCGTTTTGATATTTACTACGATCATTATTAATTTTTTAACCACCAAAAGTGGTCCCTTTTCATCCAATGTATATGTTACTGTATAATAAGTTCCTTTTGGAATTCTCTTGATAAATTGAAGAACTTCCCATTTAGCTGTATACAATCTTTGATTATCAACCTCTAGCATATCATTATTTATTAAAATAGTTCTAGTCACCGAAATTCCCATTTTATCTCCCTAACGTATCTTTAAAATATTTTATTGTATATTGCAATCCTTCTTTAAAATTTACTTTTGGCCTCCATTTTAATATTTCTTTGGCCAAAGATATATCTGGCTTTCTCCTAGTAGGATCATCTAATGGCAAAGATTTGAATTCTAATTTAGAATCAGATTCGGTTAAATTTACTATGAGATTTGCTACGTCCACTATTTTCAATTCTTCTGGATTCCCCAAATTAATAGGGCCCACATATTTATCCTGTTCCATCATAGATATCAAACCATTCACAGTATCACTTATATAGCAAAAAGATCGAGTTTGTTTTCCATTTCCATAAATGGTTATAGGTTTACTCGTTAATGCTTGAACTATAAAATTAGATACTACCCTTCCATCGTTTATTTTCATATTGGGGCCATAAGTATTATGGCAAGATATTAAATCTCCTCCAATAAAATTTTCAAAATTTTTCACGGAGAAATCATAAACATTCTCTTCTATTAAATCAAATTTTTTTATATCTTTGATATGCGCCCATTGAATATCGCTATTCTTTTTTCTTTGTAATTTTTGAACTACGGTATCTAATCTAGATATATCATAATGGCTTAATCCTTGCACCGTTATTAAGTATCCTTTATAAAGTTTGGGATTATCTTTACTGCATGTAGTATAATAGCAACAGGTACTCCCAATTATCCCAAATTTTAATAAAATTAAATTTAAATTGTCTATCAAATTTATGCTAGATGAACTAAAAATTAATTTATTACCAGTAGTTTTAGCATCGTGGTTTCCATCCCCTTCCCAAAATCCTAAAAGGAACCATTTAAGTTGATCTTTGGGTAATTGTATAATCCAATCTGGAATAATTTTTTCTAGTTGTTTTTTAATTCCAAATTCAAAATATTTAGTTACCAATTCAAAAATGATTTTACTACGAATACAAATATGAGGTTTTGTATCTGAGGAATAAATTTTTGTTTCTAATTCAAATAAATTATAAATTATTTGATTTAATTTTTGAAGGTATTTCAAATCAGAATAAAAATGTAATTGATAATCCCCCCCATTATTATTTACTAAACTTCCTTCTGCAACATAAAAACCTAAAAACCACAAAAATTCCTCCATAATATTAATATTATTTTTAATAATATGCTTAGAATCATCTAGAACGATATAATCATTGGAGTTTAGTATAATATTATTACTTTTGAGAAAACTGGATTTTATTCTTTTGACTCTTTTGAAATTATTTATAGTTGATGGTAATCCAACACCACTTTGTTTACATTTATTTATAAAATATTTATTGTTAATAATCCTTTCTAAATCATCATCATTAGATACATAAAAATTAAAATCTTGTTTTAGAATATTTGATATTTTAAATGGCATTAATGGAATATCTATCCATTTTATTTGATTTGGTATAGCAATAATATCACCAATTACCAAATCTTTGACAAATTTTTCTTGAATTTTCTGATTTTTATTTAAAATGAAAACTCCATGATCCTCCGTCAATTTTATTTGTTTTCCCCAAGTTAAAAATAATTCGTAGCCGTTTTTTGTCACTTTATGTTTATGGATTCCACTAATAGGGGAAAGAACATATCGGTTATCTTTACCAAAGCAAGGAACTATTATATTTTCTATCTCATTTTTTATATCGTCATAGCAATCTATAAATTTTTTATACTTTAAAATACCATTTTTATAGTAAATAACTTTTTGGTCCCCCGTAAGACTATTGAATATTCTAACCACCCGGATGGGAACATTATTTTGTCTGTAGTAATCGAAAAATAACGTCTCTGCACATCTTTTCCCTTCATCATAGCATGATCTAATTCCGATTGGATTTACATTGCCCCAATATTCCTCCGTTTGAGGATGTTCTTGGGGATTCCCGTATACTTCTGATGTGGATGCTTGCAATATTTTAGCTTTAGTCCTCTTGGCTAATCCTAGCATATTTATAGCCCCGTGAACTATCGTCTTAGTGGTTTGAACGGGGTCCTTTTGGTAATAAATTGGGGATGCCGGAGCCGCTAGATTATATATCTCGTCTACTTCAATATATAGGGGAAAGGTTACATCATGACGTAATAATTCAAAATTAGGATTAGTCATTAATGGAATAATATTTTTTTTGGTAGAAGAAAAAAAATTGTCTAAGCAAATAACTTCATTTCTCAATTCCAATAATTTTTTACATAGGTGAGATCCAATAAAACCGGCTCCCCCCGTTACTAATATTCTTTTCAAAATAGAAGTCCTTTCTTATCTTCAACGGAGCCTTCTTCTTTTCTTCCATAAATATTCATACCATTTTTATCTTTATCTAAAACTTTAATTTCTGGGCTATCATTCAAAGAGAAATATTGTCCCTTTCCATTCCAAATTTCTTTCATTCGATCATAAGCCTCAGGCTGTCGAAAGGTTATTGCTTCCATATCATCCCAACAAACTAACCCCTTTTCCATTATTATTTTACAAGCATGTTGAAAAGTAAATTCGTAGGGAACGAATAGCCCATCAACTCCACAACAACTTTCACAAGAATTACTAAATGGAAAATTTACAAAATCAGGGGAGGACGCAGGGACGTTTTTATTTTTCAAAATTTCTCTAAATTGTTTTCCTACGGGAGTCCAATTTTCATCTAGATTCTTTTCCAAAAGTTTGACGTAATTATATCCTCTGCTTTCGAATTCTTTTTGAGCTATTTTGTAATTTGACGTTCGATAATTGAAAAAACTAACATGTTTAGCTCCAGTACGAGATGCCATCTCAGCGTACCCTTCCAACATGTCTTCTTTTGAATTGATTCCCACTAGGATTGGTTCCCAACGCACAGCCGTCCAAATACCCATGTCGTTTAGCGTCTTAACTAGGGACCATCTCATAGATGGGGGAGGTAATCCCGGCTCCAATTTATAATTCAGAGTGTCACTTCCCCCCATGATAGAAATGATAATAGCTACGTTTATATCTTTCAGAAGGTCCAAATATTTTTTTAATCCGACGTAATGGCTTTTCGTTTCGATGATCATGGGTACTTTATATTCTTTGAATAATTTGAGAACTGGGACAACTACGTTATCCCTCATATCTTCTAAACAGAATGTTTCTGCTTTGCTTCCCATATTAAAAGGGAGTCCTCTACGAAGACATTGAATATTCCAATTATCGTAATATTTATCTGATCCAAAGGCTTTATCAAATAATTGTTTAAAGTCATCTGGATTACAGGCCCTTACTAAATCTCTTGTCCACCCCGTATAATAATGGTTATATAGTCCTGCCTCCATTTCTCTACAAAAACAATTATGAACTAGTACCCCGTCTGCAAAATAATTGGGGTTATCTTCCACTTCTATATTAAATACTTGAATAGTTTCTTCTTCAGGCATAACTTTTGATATTTCTACCCATTTAAGCATTGCAATTTCTCCACGATTATACTTTCTAAATTTGGGAGGTCTTCTGGCAATATTCGGATAGTTTTAACCCCATAACAAAATTTCAGTAATCGGTCTCTTATAGAATCTAATTTTGGTCCTTTCCCATCTCGATGAGTATAAAACCCGTCATATTCCCAAGCTATGTTGTTTATCGGGTCGTAGGCATCTACGAAAATATAAGAATACGGTTCTCCTTTGAAAATAAATTGTTGTTCGGGGAAAAATTTTATTTTTAAATTATTCAAAGCGGAATATAATGCTTTTTGTCCCTTTGATATATGGCCGTTAGTATTTAAAATAGCGAATATATTTTTTAAGTGTTTAGCAAAGTTTTCAGGTTGAGTATGGGACCAATGTCGTTCCCCAGAAGATTTTGCAGCTATAATAGGATCTTTCATTGGATTATTATTAGTCATTCTTTCTATAGACCACTCGTTTCTCTTCCCCGTATTAGGATGAACGTATCCTTCTTGAGCATAGGTTTTTCTATGACTAACTAAGGATTTTGCTAAAATTTTAGGATCTTTCATAGGATTTGTTCTTTTAAAGAAATTATTAGAATTATGGCAAGGATTTTTATCTGAAGATAGTTCTATTTTTCTACAGCTCATACAAATTTTGCTCCCCGAACATTTTTTAGAACCGCAAATACAAATAACTGATTCTAAAGATCCTTCTGGGTATTTTTTCTTTTTTAATTTCATCGGGTTTTGATCGGTGGTTAATAAAATATCCCAACATTTTCTACAATGTTTATGATCCTTAAAAATTTCCTCCCCACAAACAACGCAATGGGATACTATTTTAGGCTTAATTTTAGGGGTAGGTCTACATCTAGGGTCTTTTATAGATACTAATTTTTTCCAACAATCCCAACATCTTTTAGAAGTGCCCCTCCAAACTATTTTACCACAATCTATGCAAGTAGGGATTTCATTTTTCATAAATTAATACTTTATCCCCCTTTATTAATTCCCCTGCTTCCACCCACCCCCGATCAGTAAATACTTTATGATTTTTAGTTATTTTCAATAATTTATTTCCTATTTTTATTTTGATAATTTCTGAACTCCTATTCATAGTATGTTTAATTAATTTAGATTCTACTTCAAATGTTTTTTCATTATAAGTTAATACTTTATCCCCTACTTTCAACTCTTCTATAGGTTTAGAAGTACCATTTGATAAGTTAATTGGTGTATCTCCTGATAGACACATCCAATTGCAACCTGCACTGCAACCAGCAAAGCAATCCCCCCCGAATGCTTGAGGACAACAAAGACTATCTGAACGAAATCCTACGATGGAACCAAATTTTAATTCTCTAATATCTTTTTTCAAGATACGGCCTTTTCTTTTAATTCGAAGGGACCTTTTCTATCTTTTAGACTAAAATTCCCCAAAACTTTTTGTAAACATCTTTTTTGGTCTTCTGCTTCATCTATTGTCATTTCTGCGTTATAAATAGGAATAATTTTATCGCCCTTTAAATTAAATCCCACATTGTAAATCCAAATTTTATTGATATTGGGTATTATATGAGAAGTTGGTTTTATTAGTGTACCAGCCCCAACAAAACCATTAAGATATGTAATAACGTGAGCTATTTTTACACGAGAATAAAAATACTCTAATTCAATAAATAATGTATCTCTCTGTTTTTTAGTAATATTTTTATTCTTACAACTTTCGTCCCACATATTATAGGTGTCTAGACTAAATGGAAATTCTCCATCCATTTATTGATTCTCCTTAATCCTAGTATTTTCTTTCATCAATACCCCACTGGGAGTTCAAACGGAGAACAATATTCTACGGGGACGATAACTTCACTAAAATATTTATTCAGAGATTTCCTAATATATTCCAAATAGGGAACATCAGATGGATAAATATTCATGATTAAAGAAGCTGCCACGTCCATTGCCCACATATCTTTTGAGGAAATTAAAACATTTGCTGGTTTGGGTATCCCACATTGTTCTGAATATTCTGATCCCACTATACCATCCATTACGCAAGCAGCTATTCTATCTTTGATAAGAAAATATAAATCATGGAGTCTCTTATGAAGAATATCATAACTTCCGCGAGGATGCATGCTTCCCTTTTGGGCCATCATGCCCATCGTATTTTTTATAGCCCCCGTTACAATTGCAATATTATGAACCTTTAGTTTGGGAACGTTGATAACAAAATCGCATTCTAGCATCGTGTTAGAAAATTTAGCCCCAAATAATGATAGATACCCATCTCTTCTATGCAAGGTAAATTCGTGAAATCTTGGGCCTTCTTGAAGTCCTATTAACTGAACTCCGTATCGTTTTGGAAGTTGGTCATATCCAGATAATTTAATTGTGTACTCGAATTGGTCTTTAAATCCGCAATCTCCCACTACTATATCATTAGCTCCATTATTCATTAAATATTCAATTACTATAGAAATAACTTCAACTCTAGTAGTAGATGCTATATCCCATTTTGTAGGAGGGCAAACTAGATTGGGCTTTACGAAAATCTTTTTACCGTGGCAATCAGGAAAGTATTGCCAAAACTCTCGGGGGATATTTTCTAACTTCAAATTTGCGTAATCTGTTTCCCTATGAAATTGAATCAATTATAACCTCGCTATTGGTAATACTATAGTTTTGGAATTGTTTATTATTTCTGCTAAAGTATCTTTAGCGACACTTTTTGCCAATATAGAGTTTGGGGATGCTACATCTACCCATATTTCTTTCCCCATTAATTTAAATATCACTCGCCATTCAGATACCCCAGATTTTTCATTTGCTGCCATCTATTCTCCTAAAATCGGGCCAGAGTTAGGTAGTATCTGGCTGCCCGCCTTAACACCAACTTGAGTTCCGCTATCGGTTCTGGATAACCCGTTGGTAATCGCGCTTCCTCAAGTAGCGGTATGATTTTATTTCAATTAACCGTGAACGACCCGTTGGCCACAGTGACTACCCCCATCTTTTCTAAAACATTCAAGGAGGACTTCACCACCGTAGCAGATTCCTTTGCGTTATTCTTTCCGCCCTGATCAATATAATGCTGATTAGCCGACGCTACCAACTCCTCGATAGTCCCCGTTTTTAACGCAGTAAGAGTGCCCCCCAAAGATGACCAACGATTGAACGCTTTGGGAGTCGGACCCTTCCGAGCAACCTTCTCCTTGGGGGGCTTGGGGGCCTTTGCGGAAGCCGGGGCCTTTGCCACAGCAGGAGCAGCTGCTACTGGGGTAGGTGCTGTCGTAGCCGGTGCCGGGGGAGCCGGGGCTGGGGTACTCGCTACAGGGGCAGGAGCAGCAGGAGCCGGGGCAGGAGCCGCAGGAGGACGTCCAACACGACGGGCTGCAATTGGAGGAGGCGGGGGGGGCGGCTCAGGAGCAGGAGGCGGCTCCAGTTCTGTCTCTGGGGGGGCTTCCTCTCCCTGATCCAGACCCAAAGTAGTCAGAATCTCATTGTACAGGTTGATAATATTTGCATTGAAGGTTCCAGGGGCATCCACCTCGGCCTTTTCCACTGCGTCAAGAAACGCAGGGATCAAAAGTTCCTTGGAAACCTTGTCTGCATTCTTGACCCCAACTTCTGTAGCACATGCGATTAACTTACTGTGAACAATTTTCTTCACGAGCTTCGGGTCAAAATTCGGCATGACTTTGCCCTCCAATAGAGTTTTTGTACTACTGCATACTACAGCCAACAAATAGGGATAACTTAAAGTTGCTGCTAGTAAAATATTCACCCCTCCTTTCTGACATAGTCACCCCTTTGCTACAAGTAATTGTTTTTGTTTTCTTTTATCCAACACCATCTTTTTATAATTGGGATCTGCCCATCTTTCTCTTATCTTATCTACACTCATTTTTTTATACTCAGGATCTAACCATTTTTCTCTCATTTTTCTTTTAGTTTCTTCAGGCAGAGGTTTTCCTTTCCTTGCTAAACTATTATTCCTATTATTTTCTTCGGTGCGTCGTTTTCCTAAGTTGGATAATCTTATTCTTTCTTTAGTTTCTTCACTATGGTGTTTACCCCACCTATTATTATTTTCTCCTCTTCTGGTTAAACTCAACCTTTGTTTTGATTCATCAAACCAATACGAAGATGCAACTATTCTGCAAAGATTATATCCATTTTCTGGAAGATATGATTTATAGTAATCTATCCAAATTTGTTCTCTTTTTTCAATTTGTATTTGTCTTTAACAATTTCTATTATCATAAAAACAAATGCTTCTTCCCCAAATTCATTATAGGCTTCTTGAAGGCGAAGACAAGGGTTGATCCCCTTACGAAGTAATCGCAAATGGGTGTTCCATCTACCAAACAAATCTTTAGTAGACCCCACATATATTTTTCTATTTTCCCTGTTTGTGATTCTATACACCCCAGATGCCATGCATAACCACCACCTTCCCCGGCCTTTTTCCCCTGTAGTTATTACTACAGGATTCCCCACGAAATCATATTAAATTACTATTGATCGTTTTCTTCTTCGTTCAGAAGACAGAATATTGAAAATCCCCCTTCCTTATCATTTATTATTTTATTCTTATCCGACTCTTTCTGATTTAGCCACCATTTCATCATTTCTTCTCCAGTTTCCCATTTAGAAAAACCAGAGGTTACTTTCAATCCGTCTATATTTCTTTTATCTATACATCTTTGAAAAGCCCTAATATACGCTTCTCTATATTTTGGCCATCTTTCCCCATCTCTTATCATTTGCTTAGTAGTCTGTAATGGGCACATAATGCAACCTAATCTTTTAAATCCTTCATCATATAATTTACAATACGATAAATTGTTGAATTTTATATAACTCCAAACGTTGCCAATAGACCAATCAATAATAGGATGTAGATATCTTTTACTATGATCTCGTCTACAAATTTCTACCATTCCTCTTTTGGATCTTTTATTTGATTCTTGTGCCCTAATTCCAGTCATCACTAATCTGTCGGACCCCCCCCCTCTCTCCTTCAGATATCCACAACAATATCGTACTACTCTGGTAGGAGGCATTCTTTTCTTTACTATTAAGCCCCACATACTTATTTCGGGGTACGATATATGAACTTCAGGGTGTTGATCACGAATAAACTTAACCAATTCAGGGGGATCCACCGTAGTTAAATTATAATGGGCATCAAATTTAACTTTTGCTCTTTTAACTAAATCCAATATCACCACAGAATCTTTTCCACCAGAAAATGCGATGTAGTACCCATCAGGAGGTTCAAAATTCTGAATTCTTGCTATCGAGATATCAGATAATTTACCCCAAATATTTTCTGGTTCGTTCATTATAATTTATCCTCTATCTTTTTGATATGGATGTATTCCCTTACTAGAAAAACTTTCTGGTTCAATTCTTCCTTTTTTATGTAGGTATTGGGGCAGAACAATACTAAACGAATGATCAGAACAAACACGGCCTATTTGCATTTTATCCATTTTCCAATGATCTATTAAGGCGTTTATGAAAATTTCCACCCATTCACGAGGCCCCGTTAACAAATTTAATCTAGGATTCAATTGTCTTGGAATATCAAATAAACGATTGGCTCCTCTAATAAATTGATTTTCTTCTAGTCGAGTAAGTTTCTTAGGAATTCCCAATAAAACTTTATCAATATAGATTTCTTTTAACCAAATTGTGGTTTGGGGGTTCTTTTCTTTTTCACTCTTTACAACGGAGGTGACTGGTTTGGGTTCATTTTCCAAACAATACAAAAATTGACTCTTAATCAATGAAGCAAAACGATTATAAAAAAAAGTAGCTAATCCCAAGTTTTTAAAAAATGATTTATTTATGGGTTGATAATCCAAATTAGTAGCCATTAATTTATATTTATCTATCCCTGAAATTATTTCTTCTTTTGAATACTTCTTATTATCAGTTAAACCCTCTCCTATAAAAAATTCCCCGTCCAATACTTTTTCTATAGTAGAAACTATATTTAAAAATGTTTTTGTGGGAAAACCATATCCTTGTCCATTGATTGGAGGAATGTGATGATGGGGTAATCCGGGGGAACTATTCCAATAATTAATAATATCTAACGTTTCTTTTCTATATTGTTGACGGGGGGGTTTTTCAAAAACAATCGGAGAATTTATTTTTCTTTTGATTAAAGAGAGGGTTGAATTTAGACTTAAACCATTCATACCGGTTTCACCCGCTTCTGGTGAAACCGAGGAGTCTTTATGAGAGAAAGAACGAAGTTCTTTCGAACTTAAAGACTCTGGTTCTTTAGATTTTAGATTTAGATCTTTTAGTTCTTTACTAGGACCGGAAAACCTTTCCGCTCCAGACCGGAAATCATTTTCCGGTCCATAGGTTAATTTTTTACACTCGGTATAAGATATATTCATTTTGATTTGATCCTCGAAGAAAGGGTGCCAAGGAAATACATAATTATTATGAAAATGTTTTACTCTCTCTATCCCCGTAGGAGCTATTAATATAATGAAACCCCCACTCTCTAGTTCTTTAAGAATATTTCTAATTTGTCGTTCTGATATTCCTAATTCTCTTGATAAAGTATTTTGTGACGGGTAACAAAATCCTTTTTCCCCCGCATATCTAGCTAGTTGGCCGTAGCAAAGTTTAGCGGAGGAAGATAAATCAGGATTTCTGGAAATGGCATAGGGGATTTTAACTCCATCAAAAGTTATATTAGGATTGAAAAGTTCCCCAATTTTCATTTATTTTCCCCCTAGTAGAGATCGTTTATATTTTTATTATATATTTTTATTTGTTTATAGATTAAATTTTTTAATCTACGGTTCTTTTGTTTTTAATAAGAATTTTTCTAAATAATCAAAATTTATTGAATATTTATTTTTTGGGGGAAACCCTATTCTTTTTACAGATAAAATTCCCACGTTTATTAGTTTTCTGGTTGCTATTTTTTGTTTATATGGGCTTAACCCAGTTCTTTTTTTTATAAATTTTCTGCCTACGAAAAAAGATTCCCCCAGTAAAATGCGTTGATCGTTTTCTAAAAGAAATTGATAACTTATTAGCTCTGAAAGAAAAAAGGAGGTGTCCCAACCTAAATTTTTTCCTACGGAAATATTTAAACCTATGTTATTTTTATTATTTTTATCTACTACGTAATTTTGGATAATACTTTTAAAGTTACTCATCTTTCTTTTTCTCCCCACTTTTATTTCCATCATAAAATATAATTTCTGTATCCAAAACGGGCATTCCTGTTTCCAGTTGTTGTAAAGCCATTACTTGTCGTCTTTTATTGAAATGTTTCCATCTATGTTCGATAACCCCCATTCTCCATACTCCCCTCTCTTTTTCGTCGGGTGTTTGATCTAATGTCATCATAATATCAACGTGTGCAAGGATATAAGCATTTACTCCGATATCCCCCTCATCTTGCATATCTTTTTTAAGCGCCGATCTGCCTACCCCCAATGATTGCGCCCCGGTTACTACTAAGGCTGATCTAGTTTGGGCTAATCTTTTATGGGCTTTAAATACGTCATCCACTTCGTGTCTAGGATCATTATATTTTTGTTCTGGTCGTATAATGGAGGCATAGTCTGTAATAATGACGTCAGGAATAAAACCCTCTACCATTTCTAATTCATCCAGGCTTTCTTCTACGTCAGCCATGGTAGCTGAATAAGCGGGGAAACTAATGATTCTTAATAAGTTTTTTCCAAACATCTTCTGAAACTTTTTAATCTCTTTACGGGTATTAGGCAACGTTAATTTAGGCCGATCTGCCGTGAAGAACCACGTTGTAGCCAAGAAATTGCCCCCTCCGGGTATCGACCTACAGGCCGTACAGGGTTTATATTGTCCGGGGGCTTTAGGGTCGAATTTAGGGGGCCGATTTTCTCTATTCATCCTTTGGACGTTATTGCAAGAGTTATCTTGATTATTTAAACAATCGAAGCAAGGGAAAATATATTCTTGATTTTCTTCTCCTTCCCCCATAACACCAAGTTGTTTATATATTCTGACGGCTTGGTGTTTATCTTTCATTTCGAAGGACATGTAAACTACTCTTTTTCTAGATAACATAGCATCGAATGCAAAATCTTGTAACGAAAAACTTTTTCCACGTTTCATTGGCCCCATTACAGCTACCAACCATCCTCTATATAAATCACCTAATAAATCTCCTAACTTGCCTTTCATTCTAAATAACGGAATGTCTTTTTCTTCGAAAACTGAATTTAAAAAAGTAGAGTCATCTAATGGTTTGGACCAATTATACGAAATAGCATCAACTATCTTTTTATGGTTTTCGTAGAATTTTTCTGCTTCTTCGTTCTTTCCAATATCTAACAGAGAATTAATCCCCTCAGCAACCCTCCGTAAATGACGGGTTTTTAAATATTCCCTCCCTTTATCAATAATAAAATCTTCATTGATTCCGTCAGGGCCTCCTTCTGATAAATATTCTTCTGATAGTTTAGTCAGGAATAATCCAACCTCTTCATCTAATCCCTGTTTGAGTTTCCCTTTTTCTGTTTCATATAAATCTTTGATATGCTTCTTTGGAGCTACTTTATATTTATCATAATATTCAATAACCCATCTAATTATGTTTTTGCTGACTTCCAACTCGAAAATATTTGGGTCGGAAAATGGTAGAAGGTGTGCAGCAATCTTATCGGATATGATTATACCCGTAAGTATCCTTTTTTCGACCCCCCTGTCGGAATGGTGAATCCGTCTGAGCATGTAAAACTACTTTTTTTGGACTACATTTATATTGATGGAAAACTCTTCGTGATTTGGAATGCGAAGGAATCCTCCCGTGCTGGCGACCGTGATACTTTTTCCAGATTTGGATTCCCCAAATTCTTTATTTAAGTCTATTTCTAGGACCAAAATCCCTTCGTCTTGAACAGCCATTATTATATTTTTTACTTTATTTTTCCCCTCCAACTCTGCAATTCTAGCTTCTAAATCTTGAATAGTTTTATCAGTTTTTTTGTCCATTTCTATTCCCCCCCGTTTTATATGGTTGAATTACACTAGGATCTTTAGTAATATTCCAATGATTTCCCTCATTCCACAGACTTAACTGCGGGAAAAATACTATATTCTCTATTCTCTTCCAAGTAAACCATAAAATAACTTGTAATTGATTAGGCAATAATTTATGTTTTTTAGCTACTTTGAAAAATGCTTCGGCCATTTCATTGTATCTTTTCAGGGAAGACACTAATTTCAATTCCGCTACTTCTTTCATTCGATATCGTCTACCAGAATAAATAGAACACATGTGTCCGTCAAGTGTTATATATTTAGGATTTTTGGGGTATAGAATATTCAAGTAAAAATTTCTAGTTTTCACTCCGTCCGTTTCTGCTAAGAAATCTTTATTTCCCACTAAAAAATCATACGCTCTATTTCTGCATTGATTGTAGGTAGATACAGTGATTTCTTTTGGGGATATTTTTTTATTGGCCCCAATCATAATACTGACTAGAGATCGTAAATTTCCTTGGTAATCATTATTTGGGGATAGAGCAACGAAAGTGGCGACTGTTTGACAGAATCCAAATTCATAGTAATCGGCTATGCTTTTTAGCATTTTGTTATATCTTGCGTAGGCAACTTTTCCTTCTTCAATATCGATGGAATCTGCTAGAGCAAATACTTTTTCTATGTTGGTTATTTTGGTTTTCATCGTAACGATCCCATCAACTCTTTCCCCTGCTCCACCGTTAATTCTCCGGGATCTTTCACATTATTTAGCATAACTATCTCGCAGGGGCACCACCATATCATCCTTGCCAAGCGGTTAGCGGATTTCTGAGCTTCTATTTCACTATCGTACAGTATGGTTACATTCTGGGGATTTAGTTCCCTCAGTAGAGTAACTTGTCGGTCAGTCCACGCCGTTCCGTAAGTGGCTACGGAGCCGGCACCACACTTCAATTGATCAATAGGCCCCTCTACAACCAGAAGGTTACTCCCTGGGGGGGCTTCGTCAAATCCATACAGTGTGTTTTTTGCTGGTAAAATGCTCTTTTCCTCCTCAAGATTTCTATATTTTATTTCTGACCTCCCCGTTACATCTCGACCCACCCAAGTCACTAATCGTCCTCGAAGTGTTATTGGGAGAATTAAACGAAATTTAAAATGACCTACGTGCCCACCATAATAAAATTCTCTACTTCTTATGAACACTTCTGGATCAAATCCTCTTTTGACCAAGAATTTTATTACTATATCAGGAACAATCGGCCAAGATAATTTTATAAAATTTTTAGGTATTTTTAAATGAGATATCTTAGAATTAGATTCTTCTGGAAGATTGAATAATCCCATCCGGTTAAAGTCTTGATACTTCTCAATCACTTCTAAAGTTTCAGAAAAAGTGACGTGGTTCTCTATTGCTTTTACCAGTTTAGCGATACTCCCTTTTTTCCCGCACTTCCAACAGGAGACAAAATTTGAGTTGATATTCACTCCCAAGTGTTCCCCCGAATCCGAACACCACAGACACGAAATACCAATCCATCCTCGATCCATTCTCTCAGAATTGAAAGATATTCCTTTATCGTTCAGATAGGATACTACATCAAACAGGGCTATGGTTAAATCATTCATTACTGTCTCTTGTTGGAATAAATTGACTAACTTTGAATTTATATCCTCCCCATATAAGGGAGACAATTTTTCCTTTTTCATCTCTTTTTATGTTTATAGCTATTAGATGATTAGCAGCCATTATTTCTGCTTCTGGCTCATTTACTATGAATTCCCCTATATTATTTATTCCATCTATTTTAGCTAATATTTTTTTCTCAATATTAGAAAATTCAGGGTCTAATATTTCAAATGCCACTTTGGCCATGGCATCTGATATTATTTTTGCTCTTTCCCTTTTCATCCAATCCTTAGTAGTAATTTCTTTGGCTCCATATTCTACTGCTAATTTTCTCTTAGATGGAGTGAGATCATAATGAGGGTGTTTGCTATTATGAATCCACTCTTTTTTCATTCCTATCTTATTTGCAAAGATATGTAGTTCTTCTAAATCTCCGTCAGTGAACATATGGCAATTTGCAGTTTCTTTCCCCCAAACTACCCAATCATATTCTTTTAATTCATCGACGTAGATCATTGTGTGTTTTTTTTGAAGGGGATCACTTTTCCCTCTTTTGGCATTTCTTTTGCTATTTCTGTAGGAGTTTCGGCAGAAGTTCCTATGGGGGGAAGTATTAAATCTATAATCATTTTTTTATCCCCCATTTCAAACTGTTCTCCATTTATTTGTGGTGCTCTTAATACCCAAGACATTTTAGAACATTGTTCTGGGGAGAAAAAAATTATAGTAAAATCCATATTATACCAATCTGGTATTATGTTCGGGGTAAATTTTTCTATTCTAGCAAAAATAAAGTTTCCCCCAACACGCGTTATTTTTACTATAGAACCAACCTCAATGTTTCCTACTTTATTTATGTCCACGTTTTGTCCTATGATTTTCACATAGTCTGCAATATCTATATAGTTGTTCAGCTTCGTTTCTATCTACGCTTGTTTTGTATCTTGGGTCTGCTCTTCGAAATGAAGGGCAATCTGCATTTGTATGAAACTTTACGTCTTTGATATAGGTCAATGGATGTCTAGCTACGAATACTTTTTCCATTATTTTTCCTTTCTTTTTAACACTCTTTTTCTTATTATGATATTGAATTAAGTTTTTCTTTGAATTCCTTTAGTACAGATTCAAATTCTTTTTTGCTGGATTTAAATTCTCCGGTGCCTAAAAAGTAATCGGCAGTACCATTCACTTTACGTTTGCTTATCTCCAATTCGTATAATGTACCGCCAGAAATATAACTATGGGATTTATGAAGTTCTATATGCATAGTTTCAGATTCTCTTTTAATATAGTGAATGGATTCATAATCATCCTCGCTACAATCATGTTTTACATAAATGGGGAATTCTACGTCTACTGTAATTTCTTTTTCAATTTTAGTCTTCAATTTAATTTTCATTATTTTACCCCTCGAAATATTTAATGAGTGCGTCGGCATCTTGATAATAAGGTTCCTTTTGGTCATCGGTTAATTCGTCCCACCGAAGGGATCTTGTCTTATCTGGATGAAGGTAGGACACTGTATGTTTGTAGATAAATTCAGATGCTAACTTACTCCGGTCTAGTTTGTTGCGGAAGGATTTGATATATTCTGGGGCGCATATTTGGCAATATGGTAATGCATTTTCAGCTTGTTCCGTTATAACGTGGTAGCATCCATATTTCATCTTATCCTCCTCACCACGTTACTACATAATTTAGAGTAGCCGCAGCAAGCCAATATAGGGCCATTCTCCATTCTGATATCCCTTTGATAGCGTACCCAATAGAAGATCCTAATGCTAGTATTACCATAATGGTAGGTAATATTTTTTCTATGGGTATATTCATTGCCATCGTTTATCTCTATTAAATGGAATTATTATGCTCATCTTTTCCGACATAAATCTTCTTATTTATTAAATTTGTAGTTTTATAAATAATATATGTTTTATTAAAATTGTTCATTTCCCATCCATCCCTCGTCAAAATATAAAACTAACCTTAGTCCAAAATGCTCAACTAAATAGCGTGAACTAATATCTAGAATATCTACCAAAATAACATCATCTTTTATTCCAGGAACGGTGCGCAATCCCCTCCCGAGGGATTGTATTGTATTAATTTCTGATTTTCCTCCGGCAGCGTTTATAATTGCCCCTAATGTAGGAATATCGACCCCTTCTTTCCAAACTGCATCTGCAATTACTACATCTACCAATCCTTCATTTAAATCTTTTTTTATTGTTGTACGAGTGGTTCCAGGTATCTTACTCCAAACAAATTCAATTCGTAGATGAGGAAATAATCTATGTGCCATATCAAGAATATTATTTCCATGTTGTACAAGTGATACGATGATAAGTACGGTTCTGCCAGCTTTTACTAAATTATCAGCCGTTTGTAGAACTAGTTTATGGCGTCGGCTATTGAACGTTACGGAATATTTATATACTTCCTGATATGACTTCGCTTCTCTAGCGGCCAACGTAATGGGCAACTTTTTTAGAATAACTTTTATTTTTGCCAATCTTTCCACCTCTGAAATTTTCTTTTTTGAAATGACTGGCCCTATGTAACCTTCAAGTGCTAGTTGTCCTTTCCCCTCATGAGGGAGGGTGGCAGTAAACCCAATTTTGAATGGGCAATCAATTGATGATAATACTTTAGCGTAGGATCCACCACCCTCCGTACTAAACGGTTTTGAAAATCTAGCGCAGTGATGAGTTTCGTCGATTACTACTATATCTATTTCTTTGAAAAATAAACTATCCGATGGAATATCTTTTAATGTTTGAATCGTCGCTATAGTTATTCTATTTGGGGAATTATATCCTCCCCCCAGTTTGCCTACTTCTTTGGGAAAAAACTCAGAGGCGCGTTCAAATGTTTGCTCTAATATGTCTTTAGTATTTACTACAATAAGACTGTTTAAATCAGGAAATAAAGAAATAAAAGATAGAAAAATTATTGTTTTTCCCGAGCCGGTAGGGTGAAAAATTACCCCTCGTATATTCGTAAGAATATTTTTTATAGCAAAGACTTGATCCGGTTTTAATTTAAGTCCTCTCGGAATAGTGATATTTTCTATTTGGTCATCAGTAAAATATGGTATTAGTGGTAATGGTGGTTCCTCTATGTTAATAGGTATGTTGTTTGATATACAATAATTTTTTACTCTAGGAATAAACCCGGTTAAAAATTCGCCTTTTTTAACTAATGGTTTATAATATTCTTTTTCCACTCGTCTAAATTGAGTTTGGCGCCAATACGTTTCTTTATATTTTAGGAAATCTGCCAAAATTTTAGCGTCTTCATAAGTATTAACCTTGCTGAATATAGAATTTATTATTTTTATATTCATTGCTTAGTTTCTTTTTGTTTATTGTATCTTATCTTTTGAGATTTAGATATTTTATCGTGGTATTCTTTACTATCCATTATGTTTTTCATTTTTTCTTGAAATTTAGGATTTGCCCATCGTTTATGGGCAGCTTTTGCTATTTTTGCTTTAGTCTCTGCAGAGTGGGGTTTTCTCGGCCTTCCCTTTTGGGCTATAGACATATTAGCTCTAGCTTCTTCACTCCTAACTTTTCCTTTGTTTGATGCGGACACTTTAGCTCTCCATTCAGGATCTTTGGCTATTTCTCTATTTCTAAAGGCGATTTTATTTTTGGTTTCCGTACTTAGAGGTTTTCTATTATTTTGGCCATCTAACATTTTTTTTCTTAGTTCTGGATTTTCCCACATCTTTTTAGTTATCTTTGCCATTTTAGATTTATATTCTGGATCGGATAGACTTTTTTTTAGATTTGTCATAATTCTTTCTCTGCATTCAGGATTTGCCCAATTTCTTTTGGTGGCCACAGATCTTTTGGCACATGTTTCTGGAGTATGTTTTACTCCTAAGCAATTTTCAGCTTTAGGACATATATCATATCCATATCTCGGATCATATGATTTATAAAAATCTTTCCAAATTTGTTCTCTTTCTTTCAATTTTGTTTTATCTTTTATTACTTCTATAATTACGAACATAAAATTCCTTTCACCATATTTGTTATAAGCTCTTTGAAGAGTTATAGAGTGATGGTTTCCGTAACGAAGTTGGCCTAAATGAAACTTCCATCTAGATTTAAAATTAGCAGCGGACCCCACATAAACTTTACCATTCATTACATTTAATATCTTGTATACTCCGCCATAAGTAGGCCATATTAATTTTCTCATTACTTAAACCCCCCACATTTGCATCTCAGGTGAGGATTATTCCCCTCAAGCCTCCGTCCATTATCCATAAATACCATACACCCCGATGCTATGTATTTATTTTTTCCATTTATGACTACTTCTTTCGAAATTAAACAATGAAGTTCTTTACTGTGCTCGCAAGTATCGCAATGATCCTCATACCATTCTTCAGTATGTAAAACTTTATGGCTCATTTACTCTCCCTAATTTCTTTTTCTTGAGAATAATGAGCTTTTAATATATCTACAGAATCTATAAATTTTTTCCAATTACTATGCCATTCACCACAGTTGGGGCATTCTCTCAAAATTTGCCCCATTTTATAAACTATTTTTAATAATTCGACTTCTTTTTCTTCTTGTAAATTTCGTTGTTTTCCCTCTCGATACCCCCACCACCAAACTAATATTAATATTATGAGAATTAGAAATCCGCAAATTGCTATTTCTATAGCTGGAGTCATTTTATTTCTCCCTTATCACCACTTTCTCTACATTTTTGAATATCAGTTGGCGGATTAACTGAGTAAATGAACGCTTCCTTGAGCGGATATATTTTCATTATCCTATTTCCCTTTCTACAATTCAATTGTCCTTTCTCTGCCATCTCAACGCAATCTCCTTTGATGCAATTGCTATCTGCATTTTTATCCACATAGCATACCCATCTTTTCTCAGCACATCCAAATAAGATAATGGATAAAATTAGACTGAATTTAACTAATTTTTTCATTTTATTTCTCCTCTGGTGGGGATAGTATAGCATTAATTTTTTTGCATATATCATGCGGGAGGATTCTATCAGAACCATACTTTTGACATATGCAATCTTGTATGGTTTCTTTTATTTGATTTAGTTGGGATTTCAATTTTGACATAGGATGTTCCGGGCATTTTTCAATGTGCTCTTTGAGAATATCGGCCATTGATACAGGGGTGCTCTCCTTGGGTCCATATCGGTGACCACAGTAGACACATGTGATCCAATTTCCTGATTGGAGATCATCTATCCAATTTTTCAATTCCTCTTCTTTGAGAAGAGATGCACGGAGGGATTTTACGAGAACCCCTTCTGGTCCTTTGCAACCATTTGCTATTATTTCCCTTTCTATATTTCTTAATCTTTCGTCGGTGTTTTGTATTATTAGATTCATTATTTTTCTCCCTTTGGTACTCTTACAGCCTTTTTTCCACTTTCCATCCGATAAGTATTTCTCCCATTAGCTTCGTTGAAATCCTTCACGGCGTTCTTAAATTCATCGACGCCATTTAAATCTTCATAGGCATCTTCGTAAAGGTTCTCGCAAAGTCTTTCCAAAATATCTTCTACATCAAGTTTAAGAATATTTTCAGTTTCTGCGATATATACGAATTCAGGTAGTTTTTCTTCATCATTACAACATATTAAATCTTCTAAAGTAGCATAATAAGAATCATTGAATACTACGGGACCGTCCCAATTTTCTAATTTCTCTGCCTTCTCCATTTGTTCTTTATCTCGACAGTCGTAGCACATCAGATTATGTACGGAGGGGGTTTCCTTTTCACAAATTTTACAGATGCCCTTCTTACAACAATTCTCTGCTATGTCGTGAACGTGGGGGAGTTTGCAGGAAGAACAATAAGAAATATTCGTTGGGTTTCCCTCTTTCGTAAATAATGGGATGGCGTTCATTATTTTCCCTCTTTCTTAATCGTAAATCCCCCCATTTTAGCAGGTTGACCGTCTATGTTTGCCCTTGCAATAAAAATATCATCTGTAGTCATATGTTCAGTAATTTTTTCTGTAAGAACTGGAACTTCTGATATTGTTGTTTGTTTACCATTAGGAAAAGTACCTACTTCTCTGAATGTTACGGTTAATGTATCCCCCGGTCGCATATGAAAATTACGTTTTTCTTGCCCAGTAACTACAAATTCAGTAACTTTAGGATTCTTTTTCATTTTCCACCCCCCAATTGGATTAACAAGTCTCTATCTGTCGGAGTTCCCCACGGGATACACCAACGCCCAGGTACGCAGGATTCCAACCACCTTTCCATTGTTTGAACGTAATCTCCAGGTATTCCACTGAAATACCTACTATCTCCTAGGGGGTGAACAGACATTTCTATGAATCCTACTTTGCTTACCAACTCTTTCAGTTCGGGGTCCTCTTCAATAAGTATCCACTCCCCGCCTTCTATGTCACATTTCAAGTAGTCAATTTTTTCTTCGATCTGGAAAACCCTTATAAGTAAATCTTTGAGTGATATAGTAGTAGCCATACTTTCAATAGGAAAATCCCCATCCATTTTAAAAACTAAAGAACGTTGGCCAGAACTGTTCATATTGGTGGCCATAAATAATGGCAAAGAGTCTCCAGAATGGTTTGTTACTGCCATAGGAATTACGGTTATTTTATTTGTTAATTTATTCTCTATAATATTTCTGGTAAGAATTTGAATATTTAGCTCTGAAGGTTCGAAGGCATATACCTTTGCCCCCAATTTAGCTGCTGCTATGGATACTATCCCAATATGTGCTCCAATATCAACTACTACATCTAAGGGACCCTTGTGTTCCTTTATATTTTTTGGTGCTTGATCTATTAAAAATTTATCGTTTTCAAGAATCCATAACTCTGTTCCATCTTTCAAGTATGCTTTTTTTGCATTAATTTTGTAAGCAATTGGTTTTTCCATCTTCCCCTCACGTTATTCTTATTTTTCTTTTACAAATTACACAAGTTTTTATAAAAGGCAATCGGGGAGAACAACAATATTCTGAAAGATACTTCTCCAATGTTCCTCCCTGTTGGGTCATACTCTCAATTGATGCTTTATAGCAGGGATCGCATACATATAGGCTTCCCCCATGACCATACATAAATCTATAAACAGCACCACATTTATTACAAATCCATTCTGCACCGTTGTTATTATAACTTCTTGCTAATCCCCCATGCCAACTATGATTACAAATTTTCCAAGATTCGTCTTTTTCTTTTTCATCTTCCCAAATATGGATACAATCTATATATTTACAATTTTTACAAAATCTTATCCCCCCGTACCCCCTACCCCAAGGAGATCCAAAACGTTCGTCTTCCCCATTATTTTGTAGGGATATATGATATTCTCCGGAAGGAACTTTTTTACTCCAATGGAGATTGGCATTAATAAAATTATGATGAACCAGACAAACTTTTCTATTTGATATGTTATGGGTTTCTGCTACGGATTTTTCATCCCATTCATAAATTTTACCGTACAATTCAATTTTCATCACCCCTCCTTACAACACGTTTATTTCATCCTTCATCTCTCACCCCCTGCGCGGGCGGCGGACTCTGTAATTCGTCCTGAACATCCTCATGCATTCCTTACATATCCTCCCGTTCCCGCTATCAGCATCGCAACGATTAGCAGATGTATCATTTTCCCTCCTTCTCCGCGAGCCGGGAGAGGGCGGCGAGTAACGGATCAACCGGCTCGATGTAATCGGGTATCTCCTTCGACAAGTAACGAACAAATTTCCCGTGCGTCTCAGCGTAGGCGATTTCGTTCCGTGTGCTTTCGCCGATGTACCCGCCGATGTCGAGCACCCACACCCAATCACATAGGTCGATCTTACGTAGGTGAAGTTCATCCAATTTCTTCTTCGTCTCCGCGTCAGGGAAAACACGCTCGTGATGCCCCCACAGCCCGACCGCAAGGACGATATTTCCTTCACCGGTAAGCCTGGCGTTCTCAGCGATCCACGCCTGCTTGAAGCGCGTTGATCCGCAGATACAGACAATGGGCGGCTTCATGGCGCACACCTGCCCCTCCTTCTCCGCTCTCGCGGAATCCCGTTCCTTCAACACGGCGCGTAAAGATTCCGTCACGAGATCACCCGGCACTAACCCGTTGAGGATATCATTGCCGGTAAGTCTCGGATCATCCGCTTTCGTTATCAGTTCCACGTTTCCTCCTACTCGGTGAGATATTTGATGAGGGCATCGGCGAGTCTCCGGTATGTCTCCCTCGCTTCCCCTTGTTCTTTCCACCAGTCAAGCGACTCGGCACACTCATGGTCATTACGATGGATCACCTTCGCCATCTTCTCCCGGTCCAACTTCTCCCGGAAGCGGACGCATTGAGGACACTCTATTTCTTTGAGTAAGTAAGCATGTTCATTGCAACTCTCAGTAACATATCCCTTGATGTCACACAGGCACTTATCTTTACTCATCTCTCCTCCCCCTATTTCCGCCGGATGGCTTCTACTACTGCTTTCGCTAAATCGTGTTCTCTCGGACTGGACATATTGATTGTTGGTGACAAAAGGTGTTTCTTTATATTCCAATCATACGGCCTATACCCCTGCCACCAGCGTATTGCGGCCCATTCGATAACAGACCATTCTGATTTCTTCAGCATCTTCATTTCCCCCGTGCGGCGGTGATAGCGGCGTGGAGCGTTTCATGAGGTACACACGGCTGGTAATCATGGTCGATTGTGAACGCCTTCGGATGGATATGGATGCGGGTGTTATAGTGATTCTTCATCAGCCACTCCTCGTCCTCCCTGCGCTCCTTCAGTTCCTTCGCCACCATGCGAATGGCGTGAGCGGTATCAGAATCGGAATCGAAGCACACCTTGTACGCATCCTCCGAGTCAAGCCACACGATGAAATCTTCCCAATCTTTCTGTTCTTCGTCCGTCATCCTATACCCTCCTTGTTCAGCGAGCACATATCACTCCGACCACGACCCCGACCGCGACCCCAACAATTGTTTACGCTTTCGTGGTCTCATTTCCACACTCCGTACGCTTCGATCGTCGCCACCCGCACACGCACATTGCCGGGGAGAGGTTGGGCGTCCTTCCATATTTTATCGACCCACGCCCCCGTCTTGTAGATGATCGCCGCATCTGCCAATTCCAGGAAATCCTCGTTCATCGCGATCAACTTCCCGGTATAGAAGTAATTCATACAAAGCAGAGTGATGCGTTGGCCTATGAACGGGGTGAAGCCGTCATCCTCGATTTCCTCGACCAGTCTTTTCATTTTGATTCTCCTTTCGGTTGGGGGTTGGAAACCCCCTCCAACGAGCGCAGGTTCCACGCTTCCAATGCCTTGTTGTAAGACATCTCTTCGTCGTCGTCCTCGTCCTCACCGTGGATGGCATCAACTGGCGGCCCCGATGCGTGGCACTCCTTTTTACGACAAAAGATTGCAGCGTAATCGCCATCCTCGTCGTATTGCAAACACTCGACAGTCGTACCACCACAAAACGGACAGGGCTTAATCTCCGTCATCATCTTCCCCCCTCCTATTCCCCGCGCAAGGGCGGGGCGGTCATGGTTGCTCCTTGAGTTATTTTCTTTTCTCTTTTATAGCAGATATCAATAATTCACAAGTTGCTATATCAAACCTAGATATATGGGCATCTTCAGAGGAAAGGGATAGATTTTTTCTCATCCACTTATATGCCTCTTTTCTAGTCATCTTTCCCCTCTTCCATAAAATATCGAACACCTCGTGCGCTAGTATCCTAGCTTTCTTTGTTTCTGCGTTGGTGGGGATTCCCAAAGGTTTCCCCGTCTTTTGATGGGCACCATGAGTTCCATTACATTCTGGCCATTTGGTACACCCGTAGAATTTTCCAAATTTTCTAGATTCTAGAAGCCTCATAGGAGATCTACATTCCCCACATAAGATTGAATCAATCATACGCACGGGCGGCGATGGCGGTGTGAATGGTCCTTCCACCGGCGATCACAATGCCTCCTTAAATATTTTGGCTGTGGGGCTACACAGCCTGGGGCGTGCCCCAAGAAGCCCCTGCATTCATGCAGGGGGGTAGTCACCTAAAGAAAAATCTACTTGGTCTATTATTATTTTTTCATTTATTTTTCTTTCTAAAACCCCTTTTAAATGATTGAAATTTGTTATCACTCCTAAACAGTAACGTTGAACATCTATAGGTTGGTATACCCTAAATTCATGCCCCAAGTCCTCGCTTCGATACCTATATTCTATTGGAATTGTTTTCATATAAACTATAGAACTCGTTTCAACTCCTTTGGAAGAACATTTTTCAACAAAAAAGTTTTCTTCCAGAACTTTTTTTTGGAATAAATAAATATATTTCCCAAAAAAAGATATAAACTAATTGAGACTAAAATATATGCAGGGTTTATCCCATTCATAAATTTTGTTGGGTTTTAATACACTAACTTTTACATTGGACGTATGAATCAATAAGTCTTCCGTCATATAGATTTTTTCCGCAATTTTATGGCTACGGTTCTTTTCAACATTTTGGGAGGTTCAGGAGAGTAGGCGTTACTTCCAAATGCAACTCTTTCTACGAATCTGGCATCTTCAACACGATTGGCTAGATATAATCTGTCGATGGCATTTCTTACCTCAGATCGGGGGATAGAATTCAATTTGTAGGTACATGTTGAACAAATGTAGATGGCATGGCGGTCAGCCCCTTTTTCCTTTTTGGTGCATAAGCAGCAACTCATTACCAATTCTGCCATTTGGATAAAGGGCCTAAAACGATATTAGTTCCTTCTATATGAGCATAAAAAAATTCTTTTCGTTTACATAACATTAATTTTTTTATTTCTTTTGGAATAGGTCCTTGGTACACAATGGACCTATCTTCATTATATATCAATACTTGACCAGGAGGTTCTACACTAGTTTGAACTTTTACTATTTTATATTTCATTTATTCACTCACTATCTCTATTTTATTTAATTTTTGTCCATACCAATAATTAGGTGTTTTAATAATGACTCCGAAATTATTACCAATATCTTACCGATTTCGTTATTACCATTATATTCATATTTACCGATAGAAGCCAGAGGATCTTTTTCTACGTATATGGTCATTTTAAGCATCAGACCCTCCTGCTTTTAAATTAGCATTAGCTATATCCCTTGCTCCCCATACGTGGTCAAATTCATCCCCACAATTCGGGCATTTTCTTCCGTCATGGTTTCCGCAATCACTACAGTAGGGTTCGCATTTGGACCATAATTCTGCCGCCGATTTTACTTTACAATTTGGGCATATCCATTTCTTAAGTGCAGGAACATCCCACCAACCATTTTCATCTTCTTTCATTATCCTTTTACCACCGCAATAGTTTTTAATTCAGTAATAATATCTACCAAATCCTTCTGCTGATCCATAACATATTTGATATCTTTATAGGCACTTGAACACTCATCTCCAATAGTAGATGGATCAGGAACTCCCACTACTATTCCTTTCGCATTTAAATCAGACATAACGTAATCATAGGGGAACAACTCTTTTGCTTTCTTGCGAGACATCTTCCTTCCCGCTCCGTGGGAACAGGATTGGAAGGATTCTTTATTACCTTTCCCTTCGACAATGTAAGAAAATGATCCCATAGATCCGGGGATGATACCTACCTCTCCTTCTCTTGCTCTAATGGCCCCCTTTCGGTGAACCCATACGTCTTTTCCAAAATGGTGCTCTATGGCTGCGTAGTTGTGGGGAACGTCGATAGTCCCGGAAAATCCGGGTCCGTCAGTGTATTCTAAAATGATATTTTCTACAACTCCCATCATATGTTTACGACTTTCTTCTGCAAAAGATAAAGCAAGATTCATCCACCAAAGATATAATTTTCCCTCATCTGAATCTATGGGAAGAAAAGCCAAATCATGTTTCTCAGGAACGGAGGAGAACCATTCCTTGTTTAACTTTTTTGCTTTATCATTAAATAATTTAGCAATTTTTAATCCAAAATTTCTTGATCCAGAGTGAATCATAATACCCATTGTCTCACGTTTAGTATCCTCTTGCAATTCGATAAAGTGGTTGCCCCCACCCAACGTGCCAATTTGGTAATATCCTCTATTAAGTTCCGGTTGTAGTTCTTTAACCAATATGATTTCTTCTGGCTCCCCTTTCCATCTCCCAGATAACCATTTACTGATGGAGTTACAAGTTTGGGATTTCTTATGATGATTAAATCCTACAGGAATACGAACCATGATTTTTTCTACAATTTCAGGAAGGAATATTCTAAAATCCTTAACTGGAATTTCTGTTGCGGTGTGAGAAACTCCACATCCGATGTCAACGCCAACTGCATTAGGAATAATAACATCTTGAGTGGCTATCACCCCTCCGATGGGCATTCCATACCCGCTATGGGTATCCGGCATTAGGGATACCTGTTTGAATATGAATGGTAATTTTGATAAGTTATTTGCTTGTTCTAAACAACTGTCTTCAATATCTTTTTGAGAATCTAGCCATACTTTTATCGGTTTATTCCAACCGTCAAGTACAAACATTTTACCCCTTTTCAAATATTTTTTGGTGTCGTACCCCCAGACCCAGATCAGCCCCTTCAAGGTGACTAGCCCGAAGGTTGGTTGTCGTCCGGCTTAACCTACTGGGTCCGGGAGTTCAAATATTTATTAAAGAGCTTCAGCCAACTTCTGCAGGTCTTCGATGGAAGACGTAGCAAGTTGTTCGTCTTGTTTGTTTGCAATGATGGCAAGGATCTTCTGTTTCCGTTCCTTGTTGGCCCTGGCTGTTGCAGCGGCCTCATTCTCTGCCAGACGAATTTCTATTACATGCTTTATGATATCAAATTTCAGCAAGGTAATCTCGTTGGCTTTTGCGGGTTTTACTATAAAGGATTCCGTTTCGGCTTCCTTCACTTGTTTGGAAAGTCCTCTGGCGATATCATCCAGATTGGCCCTATTTCCGCTGGTTAACGGAAGGTCCCATAAATCTTCTACATCGAGTTGTCCCTGGGTTGTATCAAACCGAAGCTTGAACCGAGATGCTTTTTCAAACATTTTGTTCTCCTTTCTTCCTAGAAGTTGATTTTGATGGTGCGAGAGAAACTGCCCTTAACTCTGCATAACACGTTGCTACGTTGAGTGCTGGAAAAGCCGATGCCGCTTAGTTGGTTGTTGGATTCTTCCGTTTTCATCTTGGCACCTACAATTTCAAATACCTTTCTATGTGCATTGAATTCCCCCTTTAAGAATTCGTTAAAAAATCCACGAGCCTTTCCATCATTTAAACATCCGTCAATCATGAAGAAGAAGTGCTTATTTCCTACCGTCTTGTTATCCCAATAATTGGGAGATAACATCATTACGTTGACTTTATGGAACGTCTGGGTTGGAATTCCCCATACTTCTCTCACTGACTGAGATGATGGGAGAGATTTGACAATTTCAACCCCTTTAACATGGGAATACTTGATCTCTGCAACTACAATCGTTTCATTGCTTTTGACGGGCTTATCGTAAGCAAACCGGTAGATAGTTCCCAACCAGTCCATTTCAACTTCAAATCCTACATCAACTGATTCTCGTCTGCAGTAGTTATGAACTCGTAAGGAATAATTACCTTCCTGTAGCTTTCGTTTGTCCGAATAGAAGATGTTTTCGACAGGTTCACGTGTAGTCCCGTGGCCAGCGTTCATATCTACATCTAGCCGTCCACCGCATGGGGAAGTCCCCTTGTTAGCAAAGTATATTTCGTTTCCGTTTGGTTCTTTCATATGAAAGTCTAAGTCATCATGATTGTACCATGCCAGTCGGTTACACCAATCTCCAGAAACGTTTCCCCCGGCCTTCTTGACTCGTTCTTTAATGGAGTCTGCCAACTCTCCTTTATAAGACCAACTGAAATTATTAGGCCATTTGAATAAAAATCCTGCAGTTGGATTGACTGGAGCTACCAAACTAACTAGATTGCCAGTATGGCGATTTTCAAATAGAACTTCAATTGAATCAGCCTTGGGTAGGATATCAGTAAGGAACTTATCAATTGAAACCTCTTCTACCTTATCCAGATTCTTAGGTTTCTCGGAAACCTGGCCCGCAATATCATCAAACACGTTACCAGACATCTTCTTACGGGCTTCACGATTTGCAAATATGATGTTGTTAACGGTAATATCGGTAATTGTGGCGTACCTACGTTCAAGGGCCGAAGTAAGCCCCATCTCTTCAATTTTGTTCTTCGCCTGTTCAATCATGGCCTTTGTGACAAGAGCAGTCGGACGCTTGTAATTAGTTGGCGCTACCTTCGATTCAAAGGATGTTACGGCTGCGTCCATTTCCTTACCTTCAGAAAGATCTGTTAACAGGGTCCCTATAACGGTACTCCTAATCCTAGATATAGATGGTTGCACTATTTTGATCTGTGACCACACGAAAGAATTTTTCCCCTCGCTGGTCTTTGAATTGCTAAACCTTTTTTTCAATGTTACAAAACTTTCAACCACAAATTTATATTCTTGTCCCCGATACAATGAGTTTTGCGCTATTAGTTCTAGAACTGTATCGGTAGCATCGTCAGTTATCTCCTCCAGACTTCGGAGCAGTACATCGTGAGTTGCGCGGGAATCAGATAACTTGGGACCAATGTCGATTTTCTTACAGACATATTCTTCAGGAATATTGATGAAGAAGTGCTCCCACGTTTTTACTTGACCAAGTAGTTGGTGAAAGTTCTTATCCGTCCCAGCGATACGTTCGGTATGAAAGAACACGTTGTCAATTGGACTGGATTTGACCAGATTTGCCATCGCATCGGTGACAGCTTGATAGTGTTCCACATCTACCTGAATGTCCCAAATGCTCTCGACTTTTCCATCAATTATAGCGACGACATTTCCAACAGCCCTGATGAATTGTTTGCAACACTGACAGTCGTACTCAGTCCTTTCTCGAAAAATTGGATTTGATCCAGGGGGGAAACTCTTGAGGTAGGTATCCCAAAGTAAGTCTTTCTCTACCTGAGTTCGGAAAAGATCATGTTTTCTCATTTTATCAAATTGTTTACTTACCGCTACCTTAAAATGGTTGAACATACGCCCTCTTTCTTAAAGGTATGAATTTACCTTTCATGTCTTATAAAAATTCTCTCTACGTATACTACAGGATTTCTAACACTTTCACCCTATACGTTTTCCTTTAACTTGAATTCTTCCCAGAATTGGTTTACTTTCTTTAATGACCACCCTTTATATTTTCTCATATATTTGGACAAACCCGTTTTAAAATCTTCCATTCGTATTAAGTCAATAAACTCTTGTGGAGCGGATAGAACTACATCTGCCACCTCCCTCATTTCCTTCGAAAGACTGATATATTCTTCTATTTTCCTCCAGGGGTTTTTCCCCATCATTTCTTCCATATAAGCAAAATCTATCATTTCCCCCGTTCTCTTTGCGGCCTTATTTTTTTTGTAGAAAATAAGAAAAGTAGTTTTGATATGATTAGATAGTGCAGCTTCGAAAGAGCAATCCAATCCATATTCTTCTTCATATTTTAATAGTTCCATGTAGCACATATACCCCTCTTGAATTAGATCATCTATGTCTTCTTTCAAAGATGGGGAGAATTGAACGGCCCATCTTATGATAATTTTCTTGTAATCCTCTGGATTTCTTTTTGTCATTTTTTCTCCTTTATTTCTGTCCAGAAATTCATTGTATAGCATAAGGCGAAGTCCCCTAAACGATAAACGGTATCTTCTGGTTTTACTATTTCATTCCAATTTCGAATAATAGTATCGTCCATATCTTTCGCATCTTTAAACGGGCGACCGCAATAAGTGACTATCGCACTATGGTTGAAATGCGTATCGCTAAGGAACCAAATCAAAGTATTCTCCTCCGTTTAATCATGCGACTTTCATTCTATCCACTTTTTTCATAGTCTTTTAAATAATGTCCCCATTAAAAAGTAAATCATTATTTCTATTATTTAATATTATTAAATTCTTTTAATGCTTTACATAAAGAACTATCGCAATCGTAATTTTTATCTCCGTCATGGAAGTCTTCCACCACTTTTCGTTGGACTTCTTCTACCAATTTTCCAACTGCCAATATAACTAACCTTTCTTTTTCATTTAAGAACCAATTCTTGTTCTTTTTCAAAGGCCCCTTTTTAGCATCTTTCTGAATCTCGTCCCACGTTTTCATTTTCATCCCCCCTTAATATTTGGTGGGTCCTCCCAGATTCGAACCGGGATAGCAGCGGTTATGGGCCGCTTTCTCTACCATTGAGATAAGGACCCTCGTTTTGAATACAGGGGCGTCGCATTCTATGATCTCTACTGTTAGATGGTGTTCGAAGGTTTTCTATTCTAACGTATTCTATATATCTTTTCTTTAGAATCATTTCCCCTCCGCTAATATTATTTTACGGGCGTCATTTTGTATTTTCTTGACGAATGTGGGGACAAAAATAGATTTCAAAACCTCCGTCTTTTCAAGGATATCTTGTAAAGAATGAATCCCTCTATCAAAAAGTTTGCGTGCCTTAACTCCCCCGATCCCTGGAATTTTTACGAGGGGGATCATTTCCTCTGGTATTCCATATTGAATTCTAATTGGGATAATTTTCCAAAATTCTTTTTTGTCCCAACGTCCATGATGAAAATCTATTAAACTTAATGCCTGAATTACTCGTTGAATATCATATTTAATAGTTCGAGCATTAGTTTTCAAAGGACCGTCTAATTCATCTCCATTTAGTAATTTATAAGCAGCCAACGAAAAATGTATAGCATCTGACGCCATAATTCCCCGGTTACGAAGTTTCCATCTCATTTCCTCCGCTAAATCTTTTATTTCTTTAGGTAGGTACCCCCAATCATGCGAGGGAATATCTGTTAAAGCCCATGATATGGATATATCATCTACTATGGGTTTTGTATAAGACCATCCACAATATCCGCAACAAATTTTGGGTTCTGTTATAATATTGGGAAGTTTACAAACTGGACAAACATCGTTTGTTTTTGGGGTTCCGAATAATTGGTCAAAATTCTTGAACCAGTGATAAACGTCGTAAGGTGAAAAATATAACCACCCTGATACTTTTCCTAACCCCGTTAAAATGTAATGAGTCTCCTTATTTATTACCATTTCCATTTTTTCCAGATCGTTTAAAAGTCCTTTAGCATCTTCAATAGTAAATTCTTCTTTTTGAAAATATGCTAGAGAACGAGAGTACCAAGCAAGAAGAGATTTGGCGTCCGTTACTACTTTATTTTGAATTTCTGCTAAAACGTGAAATGCGAGAACTTGGTGAGATTTTAGTACGGAGGTAACAGGTCTTGGATTTCTAAAAACTTCTTTCCAAGATTCTGTAGTCATTTCTGGAATGATTAAATAAACGTCTCCTTGCAAGTCAATTCCGTATCTTCCGGCTCTGCCTGACATCTGCAGAATATCTAGTTCATCTACTTCTGTAATTCCTCTATGAATGCCTACTATAATTACGTTTCTTGCTGGGAGATTGACACCCCATGCAGTGGTAGATGTAGAAATCATAGTTCTTAATCCACCATCTCTTTTTCTAAAAGATGACTCTATTTCTTGTCTTTCATTTAAATCTAAATCTGCATTATGAAATTGAGATTCTATTCCTTCTTCAGCAAATCGTTTTACAAGACTTCTACCAATTCCTTTATCATGAGTAAACACTAAAAACTTTTCAGTAGGTTTTGATTTAACAATTTCAATAGCGATGGATTTTTTAGCTTCTTGAGCAGCTTGGTAACTTTCTCCTCCAAATCGTGTTCTTATGATGGGGTATTCTTTATAATGAAATTGAAGAATTACAGGACGCCAAGTAGAATAAATCACCTTTGTTTCTTTTCCGTTTAAAGTTTTAAGCCAAGCTCCTAGTTCATCCACGTTTGGCATCGTGGCGGATAGAAAAATAATTCTTGCATTTTTATTAATAGACGTAAATCTCATAACTCCAGCTTCTACTGCTGAACCTCTTGATGTAGTTAAAATATGAGATTCGTCTACTATTAGGAGTCCCACTTGGTGCAGCCAAAATCCTTTCTCAGTTCCCATTCTCCTGGTACGAGAGTCTACCATTTCGCTTGTACAAATGATTATATCGGCTTGATTAAGTTCTCTTGATTTCTCTTCCGTTAAGGTGTAATCCCCCGTCAAAATACATATTTTTTTGTCGGGGAATCTGATTTTCCAATCATTATATTTTTCCATACTGAGCGATTTTAACGGAGCCATGTACAATATTTTTTTTGTTTCTTGCTTAATTGTCATTTTTTACTCCTATTATAATTTGCAGTATTTGCTCTAAATCTTGAATAATATCCATTTCCCAAAATACTAAAACTTTAAATCCTTCAGATTGTATGGATTGAATTCTACTTTCATCTTCTTTCCATTTTTCTTGGGCAGTTCTTTTTATTGATTTATTATAATCATTTGGATTCCATATTAAAGGGTTACAATGCCAGTAATCTCCGTAGCATTCTATAATTAATTTTGTGGGCTTGTTTATAATATCAACTCTATAAGAAGATTTTTTGGTATGAACTAATTTTTCTTTTTGAAAAGAGGGGTCAATATTATGTAAGGCATTAAATAGATCTTTATGTGGTTTTGAATAACAATTTTTTAATCTTTTCATATGTTCTTCAGTTAGTACAAAATAGGGCACTCCGTATTTTTTGTAGTATCCTTCCCGTTGTTTCCTCTTCGTTTCTTCTTTGTTCATAGCTATTATAACAGCTTGTTTATGTTTTTCTCTTATCCCCGGAAAATTCATGGGGTTATTAATCCCTCTACTATTTTCATAATGATTACCGGGGCCTTTTTGAGATTCATGGCCTTTTCTTAAAAATTCGTTAAATTCTTCTGGGTTATCTTTCCATCTTTTTGCGGTGGATTTTCCTCCTATTTTTCCACCTTTTGAACAATTTTGTTTAAATTCTTCTATTTGACTTTTTGTTAGATTTCCCATCCAATGAGAATATCTTTCTTTTCTAGTTTTTACTGATCTACTTCTTACTTCTGGGATTTGTTGAATATTTTTAACTCCATATTTTTTCATCATTGTCTTTTCTAATTTTTTATGCCAATTAGGATCATTTTTCATTAATATTACAATATTATGTCCATGTATAAAATTATGTCTTATTGATTTAACTATTTTGCCGCACCCACACAAACATTTGGGAATGGTTCGTTTTATTAAAAGTAACTTTCTTTTCACCGATTCCCCCCTCGTAAAATTTCTTCCATAATTATCTCCGCTGCAATTGTCTTACCACTACTCGTTGAAGATCCTAGAATCAAATTGCAATCATCTTTTCTAAACGGGAATACTAAACTTTGAACAGGGTTAAATTTTTCAAATTTGTAGGGGTATCCGGTAGTGGGCACTAATTCCATCCCCGGAGTGTCCGATACTACTGTTATGTTGCTATACTTTCCCACTTGAACTTGGCGATCTCTTTCCCCCCTGTCCTCTCCCCCGTTCCCGTTTTCTTGAGGGGCCTCGCACCCTTTGATAGGGGCTTCGTATTCATTTTCGTCGGCTCCTGGTTCTCTGATTTCCTCTTCTACTTCAACGAAAGTAGGATCATATACCCAACCTTTTGACAGGATTTTCGCCTCCATGGTTGCATACCCTTTGGGAGAAACTTCCCCCAAAACATAGGCAAGTTGCCCATCTGTCAAACTTTTGTACTTTTCCAATCCGGTGAGAAGATTCTCTGCGAATGACAGATTGGATGAAATTCTGACCGTTTCTTCTAATATGGCTTTGATATATCTCCAGTCGGTTAAAGATTCATTAGGAGCTTTTGAAAGAAACTCTTTTATTGTTTTTGATATTCTATCGGAAATTGATTTCATATTGGTAACTCGGTAGATCCTTTTTCCTTTTCCCAAAGGCCGATTATCTCTATCTGACCAAAAAACTAATCTAATTGCATCTTCCCCCACTCCTCTTGTTACCCCCATTTTTTTGTCTACACTAGAATAAATCATAACACTAATTATGGGGTGTTCTGTTTTAACTTTGAATTGAATTTCTCCAGATCGGGGGTTATCGAATTCTTGATAATTTAAGCGTAAAGAATTAAAAATTTCTTTGAAATCTTCTGTTTTTAGTTCTATATAATTGGCCATTATTTTTTTTCTCCTTCAACATTCCGTTGGAAACCAACTTTTTACTTTTTGAATTACATACGTTTCTTCCCTATTTGTATATGTTTTTTCATACCATTCTTGTTTTTCCTCCGCTTCCTTCTCGGTTGAGAAAGCAGACATTACGGTAAATTCTTTTGATCTTGTTTGTATTTTCCACCACCCCACTAACCATATATCTCTTCTTTCTAATCTCATATTTTCTCCTTACTTAATATTTGATCTTCTCAAAATCTCTTTGACCAACATACCTAAAACTAAAATATTCCCCGCCAATTTATTTATCGGCCCTTTTAATGGATTTGGTGGGAGTGCCAAGAATCCTTGAATCTCATCTGCATCAGATATAACGGAGTTTGCCATAGCAACTAATTCATCTTTGTCCCAGTGTTCAATTATATTGTTATCCATATTCACCTCAACCAAAGACACACGAATGAGGGATTATCATAAAACTTAGCACTGGTAGATGCTAATATTTTCCCTGTTTTATTATTACAACCGATAGACCAAATCCAATTTTCTGTATCAGCATCGCAATAATCCACCCCTTCAGTAAATTGAGTGAGGATATAATCCCCTTCCTTGGTTCTTTTGCAAGAAGACAGATCAACGCATTCTCCAGAGGTTAATTTCTCTGCCATTCTGAGATTACTTAATCCTCCCCATCTTGGTGCTATTTGTCTGCTCATAGGATCTTTCTTCATTTTGCCCTCCTATAATAATTAATGCCTTTCACTATTGTACTTTTAACTTTTCCCTTCTTTACCAATTTCCCCATCACTGCTCCCCAAATTGACGCACTAAATGATCTGGGGGTTTTAGTAAGTTGAATCACATCCCCCATTGGTATACCAGGAGAATCATTTTTTGGTAATATTTTTAATATGACATCTCCCAATGGAAACTTCTTTGGTTTCTTAGAAACTTTCATGGTATGTCTAGGTTTCTTTTCTTTCTGAGAAGGTTCAAACAAAATAGCCTCTCTGAGTAAAACATCAGTGAGTTTCTCGTAATGATACTTATGAAGACCCACCGTTAATATGTAAATGGGGGATCTAAGGATAGGATCATTTTTACGTTCCAGAGTTATTTTCATGATAAAAGTTCCTTTTCTAATTTGGTGATCCTTTGGTGGGCTTCTGCTTCTCTCCCCTTATAATTCGCTAGGCCTACATAGGAGATGGCATCATGAGCAGCATTATCCAATTTGTATATGTCTTCCCTATGTTTTTCTGGGGTGACAAATTTCTCCTTTCTTTCTTCTTGAATTTCTCCTTTATCTTTTATTGCCCCTATCAAATCATTTGGTTATATATAATACATTTTGCTATTATGCATTAATCTAACGTTCCTCCATTCGGTAGTTGCCAAAATGAGAGCCTCTTGGAAACATTCCCCTATATTAGTTCCAGGCTTGGCACTTATTTGCATATAAGCCAATTCTATGTTTTTCATTTGCTTTCCTTTCTGGTAGTAGCAAACTTGATTAAGGATTCCACTTCCTCTGAAGTCCATTTTTTCTTGGCGCGGTCCCCCAGTTCAGTAGGATGATTATCAAACCATTTCTCAGCGTAGTACGCTCCGCAAGTTGGCCCAAATCCTCTCTTAATGGATTTCTCACTTTTCAACTTTCTACCGCATTCCCGACATTTGACGGATTCGTACAGAATGAAGGCTTTGATATAAGCCTTTGTAGGAGTCAAACTAACCTTCTTGGTTTTTGTTTGCTTACAGTTGGGGCATCTGGCAATTACTACTTCATCCTCTTTTTCAAATACTCTACTACAATTTTTGCATTCCCATTTTTTCATGCTTTTTCTCCTTTCTTGATTGAATAGCGTGGTAAAAAGAAATTTAACAACTTTCCGGTATTGCGATCGAGGTTTTTCCGGATGCCGAATACATCGTGGGCGAAATTAAAATCATCAGCATCTAAAAGTTCTTTTAGCATCAAAGGATTTTCATTACAATGACAAGCAGTTATATCCATTTGGGCATCCCTTTCTCCATATTGCCATCCCCCGCTATCGGCCATTTTAACCGCTCGGTGGGCTATTTTTTCCACGAGCGTCAATTCTTTTTTGTTAATCCTAAATGTTATGCTCATTTTAATTCCTCCTTTTCAATTGGGATAATGGAACGGGCTTGAAATATCTATCTCTTTCAATTCCTAATCCAAACTTACCTCTAAACTTGGTTAATTCCTTCAAAGAGAACATTCCCAATTCATCTTCAAATCCTTGAACTAGCCCAAAAAAGTAAAAATCCTCTCCCTCTGGAGATCCCTCCGTTGCATACCAAGTCCAACTTCCTGTAGGATCGAAGAATTTTACCCAAACGGTGGGATCGGGGTTATTTTCCTGACTGTATAAAGGGGGCAACTTGCTTAAAATTTCTTTTGTTAATAGTTTCATGGCCATTTTATTCCTCCTTTATGAATGATTATCTAACAATTCCCAACCATCGTCTAAATACATCCCTCGGTGCTCTCCGCATAGGTAAGCACGACGATGAATTTTCTTAGTTTTTGGGTCCCGTACTGCCATGAGATGAACATCATCGTCATAGTTTTCATGCTCCTCATTTCGGCAATCCGCACATTGTTTTTCTCCCATTTATTCCTCCTTTTTGGTATATTGGGGCCAGTAAACAATCCATCCTTTCCCCATGTTATCTACTTTGCCCCCAAATACCCCCTTAGATCCTGCTACTTCTAAGCAACGGGAAAAATTATCGCAATCTATTCCATAGCAAGTTCTTCCATACATTGCCCTTCCACTATAATTGTCTCGTACCTCTCCACCTACTTCTTCAGCAATCTCTTCTATTAATTCTTCAATGTTTTCAATCTTTTCCATTTTTCTCCTCCTCCCCTACCAGAAATATTCTTTTCTTCAATTCTTGATTCCCGTGATCCCCCACCACATCAGGCGGTACGGAGTATGCTAAATATTCTCCTGGGGTATCTCCATCCCCCTGACCGGGATAGCAAGGGGAACAGAGAGCACAACGAATTCCCCAATTGGATCGGATTACTTGGACAACATTGCTATCCCATCTAACGATAGCAGAATATTCTGATTCCTTATCAGGGTTGAAGAATCCCTGATCGTCTTTGGTAAATCCTATTAAATGGGTATCTGCATCTACTTGACCGCAATTACAGTACCCCTTTTCTTTGTAATCTTCGCAAGTTTCTAGATGTTCTTCCATTGCCATATCAATTCCTGCCCAAGCATCTTCGTCGATGAATTCTAAATTGTTCATTTGAAATACCCCTGTAATTAGTTTGTCTACATCTACTTGAACTCCATAATGATTTACCATGGTCCCTCCTTTATTTGTTATCAAACTTTGCCCATCCAATTGAATTTCCATTCTCATCCCAAAGTTTAAATGCTACCGGAATTGTTATTTTTTTATGGTCAATTCTATCAGCTATATTTTGAACTTGCATAATTACATAATTTACAGCTTGAGAATAATTAGATTTGAAAACATCGTTATTTGTTTCAATTTTAATTTCTATCATTTCTTTTTTCCTTTCAATGCTTTTATTCTTTCTGACCTATCAAGTGTGAGAGTTAGGTTTAACTCTGTCATTAATCTAACGGCCTCCATTGTACTCAAATGGGTTCTGTTAGAGCCTGTTACCAAGGTAATCCAATATTTTCTTTTTCTGTCTTTTTTGTATGCTTTAACTTGAATCACTTTCTTCCTCCTTCTCAAGTGGTCCATATCCCAAAGATATGAAATCTTTTGCCTTCCCCTTATCGCATCTTGGGCAAGGAAGTTCTAAATCATTAGGAAGAAATCCTACTATGTATTTGCAATTGGTACATTCCCACCTAAAGCAAAATATTCTATGGGACGGTCTTATTTTATCCATTATTTTTTCCTCTTTGTTTGAATAGCTGCCGCCACTAAATCAGACTGAGCATAAATCCATTTTCTTCCTCCGGTGTCGATTCTACCAAAGGGAATTCCTTTACATTTCCTTATAATTTCTGCACATCTGTCTTCTACTGCATCGACCAAGGCATTTATTTCCTTTGATATATTCCTACAATGATTACAAGGTTTGGCACATACCATTGTACTTTGCCTGAGAATCCTTTCTTCTTTCAACATTATGCCACCTCCTGCTCTTGAATTCGTCTTGCTAATTCTACGGAGTATGCATGTATATAAGGATTGCAAAATTCTGATGTCTTTCCCCTTGACTTCTCAATATGATCTCTTAAAATTTGCTCTATTCTGCCCGCTGTAATATCATCACGTAGCAAAATGTACAAAAAATCGACTAATTTATTTTCAGTCATTTACGCCACCCCCTCCTTTTTCTCAGCGGTCTCGCGCACCCTGTTCTCGGAAATCTTGAGAATGTATTCAAATGCCTTCTGCGCTTTACTTGCTGCAGATATTACCAAACTTGGTTCCTCCTTCAACCGTTTCATCCAACTTTGAATATAAGCAACTGAATTCTCAAACGTGGATTCCAGTCCCACATTGCTGTAAAGGAAAGTTGATCCTATCTCTGCAATTAATTCCTCTTTGCTGTAATCTGGCGATCCAAATGATGGAAAAGTATCTCGATCAAATCCATCTCTGTTGGCCCTCTTTGGATTCCCCGTGGAGTGAACGAATTCATGAAAGAGAACTTGGTAATATGCTTCAGAAGATTCGAACGTTTTCATATCGGGCATATATACTACATCTGAGCGAGGGGCATACGCTGCATGGTCTGATCCAAATATTTCAGGTTTATCTGTGTAACTCTCTACCACCTTTTCACATTCCTCAATTCTGTTGATAATTCTGCTCACCGTTGGAGGAATCTTGTTTTCAATCCCTTCGCAATCATCTGTGTTAAATACTTTGTAAAATCTGAGTAGAGGAACTATTTTCAATCCGTCTTTGCTATTCTCATCCAGGTATTCTAAACTCTTGAAGTAACACACAATCGCTCCAGTGGCACCCTTCTTTACATTTCCACCTAAATCCTTCGATTGCTTAAACGTCAGCCAGTAGGGACTCTCTCTCCCCTCCATCGTCAAAAGAATAACGTTGATTCCTCTGTATTCTTTCTTGCTGACCAAATTCTTGGGAAATGAAACTTTCCATGGTTTATGCCAGGGCACTACCCCCTTTTCCAGTTGATCTATAATTTTTTTAGTGATAATTTCATTTACATGCATTTTCTTCTCCTTTCATCTCTTGATATGTCATTCCCATCTCTTGGCAAGATTTCTTTTCTTTCTCATAATGTCCTTCCCCACCAGAGATTTTGGCTATGATATTGTCCCACATCCTACCGGCCGCCTTCAACACTTCAATATCAGTTTCTTCTATGTCCATTATTTCCTCCCTACTTCTCGGAATAATTCAATCAGAAAGTTATACGCTTCCCTATAAATTCCTTCATGTTTATATTCACTAGGTCCAGCCACGTTCAGAATATGAATTCCTTTGGCAAGAATCCAATCCTTAGCGGAAGTGAACGGTAGGGGCATCCCTTTGGGAAATGCTTCATTATAAGGAACCACTATATATGGCTTATTCCATTCTTTGAGGATTTTCAAAGTTAATTCGGTTCCCCTTGAATATTTCCCATCTGTATAAATTAAAGTACCATCAGAATCCTCAATATTAAATCTGGTTCGTGGAGGATAGGTAGCAGAAACAGTTTCCTGTAATCTATATTTAGCAGGAATAACCCCATCCTTTGCCGTTCTCCCCTTTGGGCACCACCCTCCATGGGGGATTCCGAGGAAAATTGCACAATCTAATGCTGCTCGGTCTACTCCTTGCTGCCCCCCGCTGATTACTTTTTCAAGCATTATTTTTCTCCTTCATAAATTGATAAATAGTTATTCCACTTTTTTCTTTCCACCCCAATCGTCTGGCTTGGGATCTTACGCACCCCTGAGTACAGTATCCAGCAATTTCCATACTGGAATCTCGAAAGTTGTATTGAAAGCCACAACCTTTACAAACATTCGTAGGATGTTCAGGCATGGCTCCCTCCCCTTTTCATCGGCTTCTGATTTCCAATCTTATGTAACCCACATCTGAATACGGGGTCCAAGACAGTGGTATACCATTCCCCTCGGTACTTGAAAGCCCATTGATCAGCCCCCGGAGACACGGGCCTACCTGTACGAGTGACAACCTCCTTCAATTCCCCATTCTCACTGTAAATGGCAATGGGCATGTTTTCTAACCTTCTTGGTTCATTCCATTCCCCCATCGTCACCAATCTGGATTTGGGAACGGATACCTTGAATTTCTTTTCCGGTTGGCCGTAAATCTTAGGAACAGCGATTTCTGGCATGAAGGCCCCCCTTATTAAATTTTGAATTTGTATACTTCTACAATTTCAGAACTATTGCATTCCACTTCACTAAAAGGAAAACCATTGTTTTCAAATTTTTCTCTCGCTTCTATTTCAGAATTTGCTTTCACCTCAATGCTTTTCCTTTCATCCCAAACGATGGTAAATTTCATTATTTTTCTCCTTCTTGAGGGGCCTCGCACCCCTTGGCCTATTCCTCATCGGCAGTATACTTTCTGAATTGACTCATCTTGAACGTAGTTATTTCAACTTTATACCAAATAAATATAGAGAATGCTTCATCGCATCCTTCTATTTCATTATCACAACGAACTATTTTTGTTTCTCCGTGGTCTCCTCCAACTCTTTGTTCTACCCCACAATAGGGGCATTCTATTTTTTTGTATAGAATTGTCATGATTTATCCTCTACATCACAAGTTGGAATATAACCCCACTCCGAATCTGCAAATATTGGAGATACACCATCGTCGTTTATGCTTACGTTGAAAGGAAGACAATGGGTACAATATACTTCCCCTTCATAAATAACGGCGTAGTAGTCATATGATTTCATTTCTTCTTCCCCACACAATTTATTGCTACTGCTTTCCCCCCAATATCAATTTCATTGGGGGCAGTATTACTATTTACTTCCATAGATGCCCCACAAACTTTACATTTTGAAAAGCACCGAGTAGAACTTCGCCATACAAACTTTTTCATATCGTGGCCCTTATATCTCGCAGATGCTCTTGCATATCTCATAAGTGTTTTGATTTTCATATTCCCTCCTTTATGAAACATTTTGAAGATTTATATCCATCAACGAATTCCTTGGCAGCTGCCAACGCCCCCCATTCTTTTCCATCCCAATCCCCAATGAATCCCCAACAAGAATCAATCTCTACCCTATCCCTTTTCATAATGTAGCCATAAACGTTTCCCATTATGTAATCGTTGTATTCCTTTACTTCTGCTTCTAGTTGTTTATAAACTTTTTCAATTAAAACTTTGGTGATATGCTTTCTTAGAAAATTCTTTCGAATATTTTCATAAGTGACATAGATAAAACCAACTTGTCCGGAATCCCATGGGCATGAAAACGGAGTTGTTTTCATAGTTATTCCGGAATGATCGTATAGGTAGAGGGGGAGTGAGATTATGTCCTTTCTTTTGATATAATCGTTGAGTTCTTGAATACACATACTGTTATTACGATAATCTCCCAACTTATATCTACCGTGAAAACAAGCCATAGTTCCTAAATTGTCGTCATCTCTTGGATCCCTTGGGTCAAAGTCTTGATAGATTTCAATTTCAAAGTCTTTGTATTTCTCTTGATGGATAAGGTTTTCTTTCATCTTTTTGTAGCCTTTCCAGTTACCTTCATGGTGTATTTCTCCCCCACCCAAGTAACTTTGGTGTCTAGCCCCGATGAGAATCCAATATGGTATCCTACAGAAAACGCCAACATAGCAAATAATATGGCCACTGCCAATGTTCCTATATAATCCATTAATCTGTTTAATATGTTCCAGAAGGGTTCCATGTATCCTCCTTTCAATTTTGGACTATTTGCTCAACCTCAACATGAATGTGTTTTACTATATGTACCAATCTAAGTAACGTGCCTTCGCACTCCGGATCTCCTCTCCATCTCTTTTGTACGATACGGAAGCACCTCATACCTATATCTTCATCTAAGAAACTGGGGAATCCATACTTATCCCATCCTCTACAACCTGCTTCGTACACTTCCTTTGGTTGGTTGTCATAGTTGAGGGATGTCCATTTCTTTGAGTAATGGCTCGTGGGATCTAGGACGCGCCACTGAAGTTGGTAGTAATCTTCATCAATGGTGCTTTTTTCTATTTGTCGTGCTTTTAATTTTTCCATTATTTCCTTCCTTTGGCTTTCTCTTGGCGAATTTTCTTCGCTTCAACTTTGTTGGGAACGTGCTCCCTGGTTGCAAGTTCAGCCTTTAACATTTCCATCGAATACCCATGTCCTCCCTTGTAGCCAGGGCTGTAGAATCCCCCGCATTTTCTCGCCTTATCAAGGTAGCGTAAGAGAACCTTGGTATGTAATTGTATGACTCCCTTCATAACACTGGTAAGAGTTATAACCATTCCGCATTTGTCACAGATCAGATAGTGGTTCCAACTTGAAGATACCTCATCAAACAAGTGAATCCCCTCCTTACATCCTTTATGGCGATTCACTTCTCCATCAGTTGTCTTTCCATGAGTTATTCCATAATATTCCATTTTATTTTTCACTATTTCCTCCCTACCAAGGTCGGATAGAAAAATGAAATATCCAACATCCACATTTCTTACGGATTATTTCAGCTTTATCTCCTTTACAACATTGACAATTCATATTTCCCCCTTTCAAATTACTTGGACTTTAGATCCATACGAGGTTTGCCCCAACAACCAAGCCAAATTGATTCTCTTTCCCTTATAAGAAATTTCAGTTTTATTACTCACTACCCACTCTTCCCCCATTCCCAAAAAGGAAACAGGGGGATCTACATAAACCAAATAGTTTCCTTCATCATCTTTATCGGCTCCGTGAACTGCTAATACGTTCATCAATTCTTCTTTACTTCCTATCCATCCCATTATTACCTCCTTCTCATTAACATAGTTGGTGCTTTTGGGGGATCAAAACATACCTCAGGTAAATTTGTTATAATGCTGCTCCTATTTATTACACACACTTTCTTTTCCAAAAAATAATCTACTAATTCGTACCAATTATCATATCCCAAATCGGAATACATGGTGGCGGATACTATTCCACTCATAGCCTTGGACAATCCCGTTACTTCTATGATCCCTATTATCTTTTCATCTCCGACAGCATGTACAATGAGTTGGTCATACCTAAGATTATTCAATCTGAAAAATTTTTCCAGATATTCTAGAACTGGGGAAGATTCAGGTTTCTTCTCCTCCGGTTCTGTATCGAATAACCCCATCATTTTTTCTCGTCCTCTGGCCTTTCAAATATTACTATTGGAAGGGTGTTTCTTACCATTTGTCTAAATTCTGCATCTGTTAGCTTTTTATTATCCACGTTTACGTTTAAAATACGACAAAAATGCTCGGATGGTACCTCTCTTTTTTTCATTTCATCATCTCCTTCAATTTCTCTTGAACATAATCAATTGAGTATTATTTTCACTCAATTTTACATTTTCCATTGGAAAATTATGAGTATCGTGTTGATGAAAAATAGCCACCGTCATGAATTCTGAGGAATGACTACAATTTTCCTGTTGACAAGTCCATCGAACGTTTCCATCTACTACTTCAAATTTGGTTAAAATAATTTTCATTTACTCATCCTCTTCATAAGAGGGTTTATCCAATTTTTGTATTGCTTCATCTTAACTTCAAATTTGGGTTCGGAAAATAGATTATGACCACATTTCTTATCAGATAATTCTAGAATAGCAATCATTTTTTGGCATACTTTTTCATTGGTTAGTCTGCTCGCTACTTCTGGAATAGTGTATCCTTCCAGGGATATAAGTCCCCCACAACCAAGACAGTACTTGGTGCCTATTACTCGATCAACTGTATATTTTTCCATTATTCCTCCTTTCTTTCCATTTAATTAATAAATTTCTTTACTTCTTACAAATTTAATATATACTAAATACATGCTAACCGCCACCAAGATTCGTATCTATCCAAATTCCTTGCAAGAAGAATCCCTTACAAAAGCATTCGGGTGTGCTAGATGGCTTTGGAACAACAGCCTCGCAGAAACCCAAAAAGTTTACCAAGAAACGGGGAAAGGTCTTGGGCAATATGAATTGAATGCTAGATTGCCTAAACTCAAGGAAAAGTTTCCTTGGCTTGCTGAAACACATAGTCAAGTATTGCAATATGTAAGTTTGAATACGTCTCGGGCTTTCATAAATTTCTTTGAACGTAGGGCAAAATACCCCAAATTTAAATCGAAGAAAAGTAAGCAATCTATCCAATATCCCCAAGGGGTAAAAATTATTAAAGATAGAATGTATCTCCCTAAAATAGGTTTGGTAAAAGCCGTAATCCATAGAGAAATCGTCGGTAAAATTAAAACAGTTACGGTTAGTCGTGTTCCTTCTGGTAAATATTTTGCTTCGATATTGACTGATAACGGGATTCCAATTCCTTCGGTTTCTTTTGAAGGAAAAGTTATTGGAATTGATGTGGGTTTGACTCATATTGTTATCACTAGTGACAGATCTAAATTTGATAATCCTAAATTTCTTATCAGGGCCGAAAAGAATTTGAAAAGGAAGCAACAAAAACTCTCTCGTAAAATGAAAGGAAGTAAATCTAGAAACAAAGCCAGAATCATTGTAGCGAAGGCCCATGAAAAAGTTGCTAATTGTAGGAAAGACTATTTGCACAAGATTTCTCGTCGGCTTGTTGACGAAAACCAAGTCATCGCCGTCGAGGATTTGCATGTTAAAGGTATGATGAAGAATCATAAACTTGCTAAGGCTATCAGTGACGTAGGATGGGGAACTTTGGTGGAGTTTCTTAGATACAAAACTGAAAGGGAAGGGAAAGGTTTCATTAAAGTAAATCGTTTCTTTCCTTCTAGCAAAGCATGTTCTATTTGTCTTCATGTTCAAGGATCTATGCCTCTTAATATTCGTTCTTGGCGATGTGACAAATGCGGAACCCTTCACGACCGCGATATCAATGCCGCTAAGAACATTAGAAACGAGGCACAACGTTTCATCGCGGCGGGGATCGCCGTGACTGCCGGTGGAGGCACCGTTAGCCAAGGCAGAGGACGCAAGTCCTCTGTCCTTGCTAGTGCTTGTGAAACCGGAAATCCTATGTTGAAGCGACGAAAGTTGCTTCATATTGGATAGTTCACATTGGGTTGATAAGTACGTCTTATCCAATTCACTTGTTTTCTTGTTACTTTAGCCCTACCATGAAGTTCGCCTTTCATTTATTTTTCTCCTTCTTTACTTTGAATTCCCCAAGAGTTCGCATTCTATGAATTGTTTCCAATAATACATCTATTGTTTGGTCAGTTATACGGATGAGGGGTGCCGCTATCCTTTTTCTTTTAACAATTCTAGTAGTCTGTATCCACCAAACATCTCCTTCTTTATGTTTCCACGGGAACCAAGCAATTGTTACTTTTTTGCTTGATCCTTTTATGCTTGCAGTTACTATTGCTTCTGGTTTCCTTTTTCTTTTCATTCACTCCTCCAAATCTATTACTTTGTAAAATCCATCAAGTTCCGTATTGCAATATTCTTCGGCTTCTTCTCTGGTAGAAAAGATTTTGTTAATTCCTATAGTAGGTACAATTATCAGAATAGCATCTGTCCCATCTTTTTCCCACCAATTAAGAATGATAAATTTTCCTTTTTTCATATCTTATCCTCCTTTTGGCATTCTTCGCATAATCCCCAAGACCAATATTTGGGGAATACCTCATTGAATATGGATTTCCCGCAACATCCGCAGTGTCCCCATGCTTGGAGTTCATCAGGATGATAGAAGGGAAGATCGAATTTTTTGATGAGGAATCGAACGATGGGTACAAGAACCATTTTTAACTTTGGTGCGTAGATAGTTTCAAGGGAATGTAAAACGAACGGACGTGCAGCAAAGTTTTCTCTCGTCGCAGTCTTGCTCTCGGTCATTGCGCCCTCCTTGATGTTTAAGGCGTACTGCTTATCTACCTATCAATTTTGATTGTCCTCTCCTTTCTTCAATAAGAGGGTGGGTCCGGGGGTTTGTTATTTTACCTCTCACCTTATCCCGGTTTTGTGGTAGCTGAGGTACATATCTACCCTTCAACGCCCCACCGTTCAATTCAGGTTACACCTTGCTGAACTTGTCCCCGTTCTTGGTCATGTAACCCATCGCCACCAGGAACTGGACCGCCGAAGCCGCCACCGACTTGGCTTCCTTTGGGTTGTTGGCCTTCTCGCTGGCCTTCTTCGTGGCGTACAGGGTATTGGAACCGTCCACGATCTCCGTCATCGTCAAGGGGGTGGTCATCCCCTTGATGAAATCAGCGGTGGCGTCCGACCGGCTGTAACCGGGGGTCAGGCCTGCAGCCTTGGCCGCAGCCTTGGCCGCCTTCTCCTGCTCACGAGCCGCCTTGATCCGATCCTTCAGTGCCTTCTGATCTGCCTTCAACTTCGCAACTGCCGCCTTCAGATCTTCCTTCGTCATGATTTCGCCCTCCTTCGGGGTGAGTTCCTTGGTCCCTTGAACCAAGGTCAGGTTGGACTTCGTTAAACGCTCCGCTTTTCCCATTCTTACCACCTCCGTTTTTAATGCCCGCCTCTTACTTACTACTACAGGATTTCTATCACTTTCACTTCTTTAACTTTCTCACCTCCCTTCCCCAATCGTGGATCGACGTTGAAATCCTTTTCCCCTTCTCAACTTAACGGTACTCCCAAGGGCTGCTCGAACCAAAGGTGCCGGGTTCGATGAGAAGTCCTCGGCTTGGGGAGAAGGATCACTACCTCATGCTCTTGAGAACCATTTTCCTCCTTAAATCTGATCTTCACCGAAACATCTGCTACATCTTGACCGACTAACTCAGCTGATATTTCTTTTGAATAGGTCATCCTCTTATCCCCTTTCCAGTTACAATTTTTATTTCATTTAAGCACAATCTCTTCCATTCATCATTCATTGCAAAAGATAATTCCCTGTATACATAACTCAAAATATCCCAAGCGTCTGAATCCTCTTTTAAATTTTGTATGGCCTCTTGAATCTTTTCTTTTATCTCCTGTTTTTGACTTTCGTTCAATTTCCCCTCCTTAGTTAAATTGGGCAATCATTTTCCAGTTGATACTCCCCTTAATCCCAAATCTCTGAATAGCCGTCATATACTCTTCAAGATGTATATTCAACTGACCGTTCTCCCTGACCAAAACGAACAGGAAGTAATCACATTCCTCGTACCCGTGAAATTGAAATCTTCCCCTACGTCTGGTGCCACCTGAATGTGTCGTAGCGCACCATTCCTTTGCCGCTTTGACCTCTACCCTGGTCCCGTTCGGTAGAACAAGATCAGCCCCTTCCTCGTTTAAAACAGGTGGACTCCCGAAGTTGGTCTCAAGGAAGGAATAGACCTCTGGGGCCTGTTCCGTCCAATGAACGTACCTCGATGGTCTGTATGATCTCTCTTCTATCTTGATCACCCCCTTTTCCTCCCTTCCAAAATTACTTCACGATGAATTCTCTTCCCCACCCATTCTGGAATATCGTAAATCATCTTATCCTTCATGCCCTTATCTCCTTTCTTTCCTCAGGCATCTTCCCATAAATATGATAGAAAAGTAGAGCCTCAGCGGCTTCCTTTTGAAGATTATAAGTTCCAAGAATCCGGTCAGTTTCCCACGTTGGTTTATCATTTGGCCAAATCTGTCTCATTTCCCCCTCTGCCACCACCCAGGGTTTGTGGACACGGGAGCCTTCATACCTAATTGCTATCATCAGATTTCCCCCACCTCTTCTACCTCAACGCACCCACATTTGGAACAACATAGGGGATGGGTAACGACGATATTCATCCTATCCTCAGTTTCCCCCCATTCCCATCCGCAATCCATGCACTTTACGAAAATATAAGCAGTCATCATCCCACCTCCTTCAATGGAGGGCACGGCTGGAGCAGATGTTCGATACAGGAGGGACAAGTGTTTGTTTCATCCCCTAACTCTGCGATGTAACACTTCCGGCATTCCGAGCATCGTTTGATCTTCCCTTCTTCCTTGCTCTTGTGAGAAATCTTCTTGTAGCCCATCCCCTTCTCCTTTCTTTCTCTTGGGCCTTTATGAGGCCAGATTGTAGGGAATCGTTCGATACATTTCCCCATCCCAAACGATGGCGTACCACATTCCGTAAACTCTCGACCAATACTTGGAAATGATCGTCAGTTTCATTTTGTCCTCCCCTTCTCAAAACTCTTGATGGCGTACCATTGAGCGATCCGAAGCATCAGCCCTCCGTCTGAAACGGGGGGGTCAAATTGGATGCCAAGGGACTTCGCTTCCTTTTCAAGATCGGCTCTGGTCGGCTCTTCTACCACTTTCTTTTTGGTCTTCATCTGATTTCACCCCCTTTCCTTCGGGAATTTGTACAACATAGGAAGTTGTTTCCATATTCCGGTATAATCCATAACGTAAATTTTTTGGTAGGAAGCGTACAATAATTCCATCAAATTTAATCCTTGAGGGAGTTCTACCTTATTCTTTTCCAGCCAAAACCCCGTAAAGGTAAGAGGAACAAACCCTAAGAAACCTTGATCAAAACTATCCTTCTCCCTTTCCAAATATATTTTGAACTCCTTGAGACAAATTGCCCGATACTTGAGAAGAGTTTCCAAAGATATTGGGATGGTGGTTTCCTCCCACCCTTTTAGCGTTTTCATTTTGATCGTTGTTTCCAATTTACCTACCTCCTACCTACAACCATCGTTCCGGTAGAGGCTCCCAAAAGAATCCTCCGTCGCAAAGATGATTTCTTAACTTTTTATTTTCCATTCATTCCCCTTTCTTTTCATATCTTGGTTCATAACTTTCCTTTTCTCCTTCTAATATGATCCCTATTTTTTCTATTCGTCTTCGACCAACTCCCTTTCTCCTTTCAGATTTTGGGCGAAAAATAAATTTCGTCATCCTCCAAAGCAGAATTGAGTCCCAACTTATCGGCGGCTTCCATCAACGCTTTCGGAAGGTTATAGCCATCCACCCGGTATTCATTGCTCTTTCCTTCCAAATTGATTCGGTAGGAGATAAAACCATCTTCGGGTGATTCGGAGAAATCGACTAATTCTACTGCGTTAGGAAAAGGGACCATTATCGTCTCTCCTCCAATTTTGGGAAAATATATTTCGTTCATATAAATATCGTTTAATCTTTCGAAGAAAACAGAAGGAGCGGTAAGACCGTTGGTATCATCACAGTATTCATCGGCGCGTAGAATTATTATTTGTTCATAATCTACGTCTACAACATTGGAAAATCTAACCTCTCCCGTCCTTAAATCAAAAAGGTTATATACGGATTTCCCATCTTTTTCCGAATTCTCCCCAGAGGAGCCGGGGGAATAAAGGAAAACAGTAGGTAGACGAACGTCTTCCCCTTGATAAAATTTATCTCTATAAAGTTCTACGTTCAAAGCGAAAAAAACGCTTTTGAGTCCCAAAAGTAAATCTTCTAATTCATCAAACGTTTTGCAACATTTTAATACGACCACCGGCGAGTTCATAAGTCCGGGGCTAGAAATTAACATTACCTCGGTCCCCTCTCCGTCCCGATGGTAAGGACGAAGTTCCTCCAATTTACTTCTCTTAATTAATATTTCCATTTTCCTTCCTTTCAGAATTCCGGAAAAACGTCTCCGGTTTCAAGATCGACGGAGTTTCGTCATTTCGCCGTTATAAATTTTCACTTCCACTTCCCGGTTCGTTCGTCTACTTTTGATAAGTTCTACGGCGTCCATTTCTACTTTTCCTCCAGAATAATCTACGGTTACTTTCATTTCCTTTCTCCTTTCAAGTTAGCATTGATAGCAAATTCCGTTCACGTCCAATTCGGCCTTCCTTTTACATTTGGGGCAAAAAGTATACGACTCGTCTACCTCTCCAATCTCTCGGGAATCCCCCCCGGATTCCAATTTCTCCTCTAACTCGCGGATTTTCATTTCTAATTCTTCGATTTCGTTTTGGAGCGTTTTACTTCTCGTTTGAATCATTTTCTTTTCCTCCCGGAAATCATTCACCGCAGAAACCTTCCTCCCCCGAAGAAATCAAAAATATTCTTTTTTACGGAGGAAATCATTTCTTTCTCTCCCTTAGAACCGTTCGCCTCCGTCCTAAAGGACGAAGATTAAAATTACGATCAACCAAAAAGTCCCGGCGATTAAAACCATCGTTCCTATCTCTTTCGCGGTTTCCATTTTCTTCTCCTTTCCCCCCGGAATTTGATTTTAATTCCCTTCCGGGGAAATTTGATCGTCCGATCCCGTCCGGGCGGATATATCGGGGATAGTATACCCTAAAATCGAAACGTGGTATATGTACTTTATAAGTATCTAATAAATAAGGGATTTTTCTATCCTATCTATCCGATAGACTAAGGGCTACTTTATAACCTATCGAATATAAAAGGTTTTTCGTCGCGGGCTTTATCGTTATAAGTACTCGAAATATAAGGGGAAATTTCGGCCATATTCCTACTTATTCGATAGTTTTTGAGAATCGTCGGGAAATAGCGTATTTGGAATAGTGCCTAACTGAAATGATTTGGCTAGGATCGACGATTAGGAAGAAATGGCCCCCTTACCCACTCGTTTGGTTTTGAATCTATTCTGCGATGGAATGATTTTGTTTAGCGGGGTAGTTTGGTTTGGCCGAGGAATAGAAATGAACCAAAAATTTTTTTATTTTATTTCTGATTGGTTTTATTTAAAAGTATATAAGCGAATAAGAATATAGGTTAGATAAAATATCCCTTATATATCGGGTAGTTATAGGGTATAGATAAACGGAAACGAATATATAGGACGGACCGAATAGCCCTTAATTATCGGGTAGT